GATCTACAGGCAGTGGCGATCGGGGCGGCTGGCAATGCGGTGGCGATCAGCGAGACATCCTCGCACTTCTCGTGGTCCGGGGCGACTCTGACAGGTGGCGTGGACGGTACGGTGGTTTCGCTCAGCATCGGGATTGCGGGCATGGGTAGCTTCGGGCTGACCTATTCGCCCGGTTCGACTTCGATCACACTGGAGACTGCGCCGGCAACCGGGGCGCTGCTCTACATCACGTATGTATCGGCTGGCGGCTCACTGGATTCGGGGAATAGCGCCGCGATTGGCCTTGGCATTACCTCGCAGACAATAGCCTCGACCGCGCATAACGTAACGCAGCAGGTTGACGTCGAGCAGCAGGCGGCGGCCATCCTGTCGGCATTCTCGATCTTGCCGGGAACCTTCACGGTGGTCGTAATTCGCGCAGGACTGTTCGTTGGCCAGCTGCTGACCGTCAATCTAACCGTTCCGGCGCGCGCGGCCACCCTGCTCAATGGCGACTGGCTGGTGCAGGATATCGTTGCCAACTGGGTGGAGGGCTTCGAGTTTACCGAAACGCCTTGCTTCTGGTATACCGTCACCTGCATCAATTCGACGCAGATTTCCCCGTATCAAGACACGCTGGCGCGGCTCGCGGATACCGGACCTGTCAACAACCAGCAGCCGACACCGGGGAATACGGGCGATGGATTCGCGCCTATCGCAGCGCCGCGCACGTTCCTCGTGAAGGACTCGACCGTGGGCACAAACATTGCCGACATCGTTCCTATCGTCACTCCGATGACGCTTGGATCTCCTGTGGTTCGCGCAACGCTGGTGGGGCAGGAGATTGTTGCTGTGCTGAAGGTGGCTATCGGATCGGATCTGACGGTGCGAATAAACAAAACCTCGCAGGGTTCGCCCGTCATTGTGGACACGTGGACGATTACGATTCCAAGTTCGGCGGCTCCCGGCTATGTCTCCGAGACGTACATCAATGAGCAATTCAACCATCTCGACGTGCTGAGCGCTGATGTGATCGCGTCTGACGGGCAGCAGGTGGCGGATGGAATCGCTTCGTTTACGGTGGTGTTCGGATGAGCTACCCAACGACGGTTCCCAACAGTTTCGAGGGGTACGATCTTACCAGCAGTAACCGCGGCGACAACTGGATACGCACCGCTACCGCTACGTACCTGTTCTGCCGGCAGGGTGGCTTCGCCACGATTGCGACGGAGCCTTCCCCGCAGTTCGCTTCGGGCGATCTGCACATGTATGCCTTCAAGAGCACCGATGACGGGCTCACGTGGACATCACAGGGCTCGGTGGATACGCTTTCATCCGGTGGAGTGGGCGGAGGCTTCGGCGGCGTAGGTCCGATATGCCGCGACGGTGACACAGTTTACTTCGTCGGCGTGACGACGATTTCAGGGGCCACCAGCGGAATTATCGTTTTTGCCTTCGACACGCTGACGGATACGTGGGACGGCGGGACTTCGGCGGCGACTCCCCTACCAGTCTGGAACACCTCTTGGCCTGGCGTTCTGGCCCGCATGGTCACGTATGGCCCTGGCTCGATGGCCATGGTCTACAATGGTGCACCAGAAAACATCGCAGGCACCGACTATGCCCGCATGTATTTTGTGACCTTCAATGGCTCTGGTTGGGGCACTCCGGTAGCAATCCCTGATGAATCGGGCAACCAGATCCATTACGTCTTCACCGATTTGCTGGTGGATAGCGGTGGCAAGACTCACCTGATTTATGGGACCGAAGACGGTTCTGGAAACACCAACGTTTGCCACCGCACGTTAGATGGAACGTGGAGCGCAGAACAGCAGGTCGTAACCTCCGTATCGGTCAATCCCGATCAGACTAGCAACCTTGTGCAGTATGGGACCGATCTAGGCTTCGCGGCAATCTTCGATGATGGCTCCCCAAATGGGGAATTGCGATTCTACTACGGCTCAGACGTTGACAGTCCAACGTGGTCGTCAACTTCCCTTGGCGTGATTTCTTCCTCGCTAGAGGTGCCATTCGGAAACTTCACGGGCGTAGTTGGCCGCGCGTTCTCATTGTCGGCGCACTCTTCCAACAGCAGTCTGTATCTGTTCCAGTGCAACTCGCAGGGCGGCGCATCTCCACCAGCAGGGAAGGTCCTATACAGCACTGCAAGCTGGAGCACTCCGACCAGTTGGAGCGGGCCGACACTCCTACTCAATACTCCAGCGGTCACGCAGACTGGCGCGACGGACCCAGCGAATCAATACGGAGCGCACGCGGTTGCATCTTTCGATGACGCGGCGGGGATCTTTGTCGCTGCGGAGTGGGAATGCTCTGGTACAGATTCGGGTGCGGAAAACATGCAGTTTACGCTGCTTCCGATCTGCCCCATCACAATCGGTTGCGGCTCGCCTCCGTCCGGCACAGTAGGCACGCCTTACACGCACACCTTCCCCGCGTCGGGCAGCACCGCCATTTTCTATTCAATTGCCAGTGGTTCACTGCCGGACGGTCTTTCGCTCGATCCCGCCACGGGAGTTGTAAGCGGAACGCCCACGGCTGCGGGATCGTTTCCATTCGTGGTTCAGGCATCGTACGCGCAGATCATGGCAACTGGCGACGATGGTAGTTTTTCTGATTCCGAGATTGTCATCACCAGCGTAGACGGATCGACCTGGACGCAGCAGACCACCGCCATAACCGATTCGGGCTATTCCGTCACCTACAGCGAAGCACTCGGCCTGTGGATCAACGGAACAAACTTTGCGGGGACCACTGAGCAGATCCAAACTTCGCCCGATGGGCTTACGGGAGACTGGACCGCGCAGAGTTCGCCGGCAGACGGTACGGGCTGGGTGAAAAAAATGGTATCAGGCAAAGATAAGATGGTCGCCTTGTACCAGATCTCATCCGTCATGCATATCATGACCAGCACCGATGGGGTCACGTGGACCGCTCGTACGGCACCGGCTACGATTGCCAGCAGCGCTGACGTAGCCTATTCTCCTGATCTCGATCTATATTGCATCGCGCAGGCTACGTTCGGAACGCCTGGGGTCTTGACTTCGCCGGACGGAATCACGTGGACGTTTCAAAATGTGGGCACCAATCTCCCAGCGGCGGCGATCACGTGGGGTGCGGGCCTGTTCGTGGTGGTGGGCGGCCCTCAGGGCAGCGGCGTTCACCTGATGACATCTCCCGATGGGGTGACGTGGACGGTTCAGGCGAATCCAGGGGGCAGCACGCAGAACTGGGCCGCGATCCATTATGCGAATGGGATCTTCGTGATGACCTCGGTGGACACTTCGACCAATCCCAACAACCAGGCGGCGACGTCAACAGACGGAATCAACTGGACGATTCGCGCAACTCCCGGCACCACGAAGCACTGGGCATGTGTTTCGTACGGATACGGCAAGTGGATCTCGGGCGCACTGAACTCGCAGAACACGCAGCCATTGATGGTTTCATCTGACAACGGCGTTACGTGGTCGCTCGTTTCAGCGATGTCGTTCTCGTTCGGCTTCATCACCGGAATCGCGTTCGGGCCGACTGCCGGCTGCACTGCTTCCGCAAGTTGCTCAATCTCGATATCGGCTGGTGGTACGTTCGGTAACGTCTTCGGTGCGGTATCCTTCACACAATCCACCGCCAATATCTTCATCTGATATGCTTTGGTGGTGACTCAGCTCGAAGCTTTGATTGCGCAGCAGAAGATCGAAAGAAAACTGCTGCATATCAATCAGGCCCTCGACCGCGCAGTACTCAAGGAGCCAAACGCTATGGTAGATCCCAAGATTGCCGCTTTGATTACCCAGTTCGATAACGCGACAGATAAGATTGCTGCTCGCATCCAAGCCCTCATTGACAACGGTTCCCTCAACGCCGAATCCCAAGCGGCACTGCAGGCCGAGGCCGATAAGCTCAACCTGTTGGGTCAGGACCCCAACAATCCAGTCCCCCCGCAGGCTGCATAAGGCGAATTATGAAAAAACTTGCGCTACTTCTCATGTTCCTGACAGTCGCGGCTTTGGCCCACGGCCCGACGCTTCCCCCGCCCTGCTGCGATCCTTACGGGTCCGGGCAAACTAGCTGCTGCCCCAGCTAAATGTCGGATTCGCTCCTAATCAATGTGGTTATCTCAGCCGAGATTCAGCGCTCGGACGATCCCGGCGAACTGATTCGGAAGCTCACGGAGGCTTTCGAGCAGGCGGAGATCTCGGGGCTGCGGTCGATTAGCTGGGCACCAGTTAGGGAGTTATCCGTTTCACGTGAAACATAAAAATCCCCGGTCAGTGGAGGAACTGGCCGGGGAAGGATCAGAGAGAGTTTATGGATAGACAGTGCGATTATATACCAATCGCGCATAACTGCAAGGAAATTAAGCGGCTGGCTTCGCGTTGGCCGCTTCGATAGCCTTGAGGAACGCTCCCGCCGCATTGTAGAAAGCCACTCCAGCATCTATCGCGTGACTCAGTTCCGCCTCTGGAATCTTAGGGTTAGCTCCGAACTGAGCAATGATCTCCTCAAGCTGTGGCAGTTCAGCGATAGCAATTTGGCTCACTGTCTGCTTCTTGGCAACCCCCTGCTTCGCCGTGGTGTACAGCGCCTCAGTCCCGGTGATCAGCGTGGACAGCTTGCCGACGACCGCACCTAATGCTGGATTGAATAGGCCGATAATTCCGCCAGCGATGCCGGCTGCGGTGCCGACTTTCGGAAGCGTGGCGCCGAAGACCCCGGCGATCGCATGGCCGATGCTGCCGAAGAAAGACCCGACCGACATTAGTTTTGCAACACTGCGCCGAGCAGCGCCTCCGCTTTGTTGAACTGGGCGCCCTTGTTCACCTGCAACTGATCGACGCGCGTCCGAATAGCCGGGATCGCATCGTTGGCGGCGTTCAGCGCATTCTGGGCATCGACAAATGCCTGCCATTTTGTGGTGTCAGATGTTTGGAAGATCCCAAACTGAACTTTCGATTTGGCCAGGTAGAGCGCGTCTTGCGCGTCCTGCGCCTTCTGGGTAGCGGCATTCAGATCCGCCACGGCGGAATCGAACTCCTGCCACGTGGCCTGCATCTCGTTCAAGAGGGAAATCAACGGTTGAAACTGGCTGCTGCGATCCATTTACTTTGCTCCTTTCACTTCATTCACAGCGTATGCCGCTGCCTGCAACGGGCTCCACCCGTGGTTGAAATAGCCCAGCAACTGCGCCGCATTGACGAACGGGCCGCTCGGGGTCTGCACGAATCCGCCGCGACCGTCAGGGACATTCACCGGGCGACCGAAGGCCAGATACGGGACTGCCTCGGTATCGTTCCAGCTATCCAGCAGACCTCCGTAGAGAACGGCGTTGCCGAAAACGATTCCGGTGCAAACAAAGCCGCCAGCGTCGGGATTGTCGGCGGTAAAGAAGCTCTTCAACTGGTTGGCACCGAAGAGCGTTGCGCAGTAGGCGGGCGCTCGCGGTGTCATCCCTCCGTCAGGCTGGACGACTTTCACATTGTGGTTGAAGTAAACGAAAGGGAACATCTCCTGCGATTGATCTGGACCGAATTGATCCAGGACCGCAGATTGCATATTTTGCGAGAGTTGTGCTGCTGTCATAGTGACTCCTGCGCGGATTCTAGCACAGCGGCGCGGGGCGTTGTAACCACCGCTAGGAGTCACCGTATGGCAGTCCGCGCTTCCCGCGCCGCCTTTAGCTTAAAACAGTTCGCCTTGTTTCTTCGCGCGCGGCGGTTTAGCATTGGACGTGAAATGCGGCTCCTGCTCGAGGGCGATACGATAGGCTGCGTCGATACCCACAGTAGGGATAAGCGGCAAGGCTGCCCGGTCAAGGGCGCGTATCGCTTCCCATTCGCGTGGTAGATGGGCGGGCATTTTCACGCATCAATGATACCTGCTTCCTCTCCCACTTCTTGAACTGCGGGCAAATAGGCCAATGCTCTCGCGCAGTCCGCACGCTCAGCATAGTCCCACAGCCCCAGCCACAGGGCATCTCTCTACCACGCGGGCGACCCATCTTCGGTTTAGCTTTCTCTTCCACAACCCCAGTATAAAATATATTTCAGACTTTGTGCACAAATATCTTGACATTGTGCACAAAGTGGCCGATACTGAATTCATGAGCGAAACACAAAACACCGAAATGATGGCGCAGAAAGTGATTGGAGACTTCACTCTGAGCGTTCGCGCAGAAGGAAAGACTTTCCAGGTCGTAGTGGTCGGCGGCCCGATTCCGCGAGTCCTCGCATCCCGATTTTCCACGGAAGCAGACGCAGTAAAGTATCTCAGCAAGGTTTCCTCGCGCTCGTTAATGGAGCGGGGGTTCTAATTCTGGCTAGGCCCAGTGGGCGCCGCCACGACGCCCCTTTGCAACCGCCCGGCAGAGCGGTGGCCGCTTCTGCCATCTAGGAGAGATAAAAAAATGGTCAACCACGCAGAAATCACCGCCGAATCAATCGCGCCGCTGATGAGCCAAGGATGCAGCGCCCACAGTGCCGTTCGACTGCTGCTCCAGTTCAGCCGCGTTCGACTCGGAAGCTCGTCTGTAATTCGCGGCGTCAATGTCGTCGAAGCCGACACCACATGGTGCTATGTTTGCGATCGGCCAAAGAATGATTGCGGCTGTGTCGAGAACGGAGGCAACTACTAATGTGGACAATGTGGGACGCGCCGAGCGATCGCGACTACTACGGAGACAGCGAAGCCGATTATTACGAGAACGAGGAAAACGAGCCGGAGCCTCCGGCGCTGCATTCCGTGATCGAAGATATTCCCGAACCGAAAGGAAGCGAAGAATGCCCGTTCTAATGTACGAAGAGCAACTGATTCGACTTGCAGATCTGGCCATGGCCGCTGATTTACGACTGATGGAGCAGCAGATTGCCTTTGAGATGCGCATGGAAGCAATGGCCGGGTGCACTCTCGAAGAGGCCAAATACCTGATGTCGTTAGGGATCGACTACACCGACTAATATGCCCACTTTCGACGATCTCACCTGGGAAGCGGCGGCTGCTATCGGCAGCGCCCGTCGCTATGCAAATGATGATCCCGAGGCGGAGCGCGAGCAGAAGATTGAACTGCTACGCGGCGCACGGGAATGTATCAACCAAGCAATCAACCAACTGGTGGAGGGGCGCAAGTGATCAACTGGCTGTGGCTGATTCCGGCATTCGTGTCTGGCGCTGCAGTAACCGCGCTGGTGTTCGTGCTGGCTGCTTATCACGTCGGCGCAGTGCCGACAGGGGAGTATGACGAGCATGAGCAGACCAACTGAAGACTTTGGAATCGGTCCTGATACGGATCTCAAGGAGGAGTCTCTCAAGTGGGATGGCTCAATCGCGACGCATGGCATCACCTAAACTTTCCGTGGAATACCTTAAGGGGTGGAATAATGCCATACGCACCGAAACTGCTCGAAGGAATGCCTTGTCCAAGCCGGAGGGATTTCAGGAATGACGCAAGATGAATATTTCGCGCGGATGGCCTCGCGCATTGCATACCGACCGCGCCACGAGCAGCGGAGGCGCACATGGGCAATCAGCATCAAGGTTCTATTCAGCGCGGCGCTCTTCTGGGGCGCTTTCGCATTGTGGATGAGGCACTAACATGGGCGAACTGCAGCGCTTTGAACAACCGCAACTGCCCCGGATATCGGCAGAGACAGTAGAATCGGTGCTGCTCAAGGGCGACCTTGCAGCACTGAAACCGCAGGAGCGCGTTGCGTACTATGACGCCATCTGCAAATCGGTGGGACTCAACCCGCTAACCCGGCCATTCGAGTACCTGACGCTCAATGGCAAGACGATCCTGTACGCGCTAAAGTCGTGCTCAGAGCAATTGCGGAGCATACACAACATCAGCATCCAAATCGTCAGCCGCGAAGTCATAGAGGGCTGCTACGTCGTCACGGCGCGGGCATCCATGGCGAATGGCCGACAAGATGAATCCATCGGCGCCGTCTCGATCGACGGGCTGAAGGGCGAAAGCCGCTCGAACGCCATGATGAAGGCGGAAACGAAAGCCAAGCGGCGCGTCACGCTCAGCATCAGCGGCCTTGCCTACCTCGATGAGCATGAGGTTGAATCGGTGCGGGGTGCCTCGCATATCCCGGTGAACCACGAGACGGGAGAGATTGCCGATCCTGCGCCAGCGGCCACGCTGACTGAGGACATCAAGGCGAATCCGCCGAAGGCCAAGGGCACCACCCCTTTCAACGCGCTCAAGGCATTCGGGGATATCAAGGCCCGCTTCAAGAAGATCGGAAAGGAGGATGTGTACTACACCATTCTGCCGAAGTACGGCGTCGAGAAGTCGAACCAGTTCGCGGCGACTCCCGAGGGGATGCAGGATGCCCGCAGCTGCTACAAGGAACTTTCGCTCGTCGTGGCTGATCTCGAAGTGGCCGCGAAGAATCCGCCTATCCCGGAGGTTGAGAGCTTGCCTGACCCTGTCCCATTAGTGATCGGTGTGGTGCTGCGCTGCAAGGGCAAGACTTGGGAGATCATCGACACGCCAGAGGGGCATCAGTGGAGCGAGGAATAGAAAATGTACGCAAAAACAGCAGATGAGCAGTTGCGGATATGGGATTCTGGCGAATCGGTTTGGAGTATCGAAATGGGTGGATTAGGCCCCGGATACGAGCAGGCGATTCAAATCTTGGTGATTGAGATTATACGAGACAACATCTCCAACCCGCTGCCTGATGAAAACACTTGGAGCGATTGGGGAGACTCGACCGTATCGCGAATTGATTATAAGAAACCGGACGGGAAATATTCCTGTGGCGGGTTCAGCGGAGCCCAAGTCGGAGCAGCTAAGCAGATCGCCTTTCGTTTTTTGCGGGATGGCCCAGAGAAGGCATTGAAATCCGCACCTGATGATAGGAGGATTCAGGTATCGAACTTTTGGCCGAAGGTCGAAACCAAATGATCGCTAGATGGATCTGCCGCCATTTCCACCGCCGCATTTCGACTCCTGTCAATGGAACGTATCGCTGCTGGACGTGCTTGAGAGTCTACCGATGCAACTGGGAGGGCAAATGAGCCGAGGCGTACAGCGCTGCCGCACAGATTCAAACCACACCGAGATCATGGAGGCTTTGCGCAACATCGGAGCGAAGCCTCAATCTCTCGCCATCGTGGGCGACGGCTGCCCCGATCTGATCGTGGGGTACCAAGGGGTAAACGTGCTGCTGGAAATCAAGGACGGCGCGAAGGTGCCCAGCAAACAGGCACTGACCGCCGCTGAGCGCGACTGGCATGAGACATGGCCGGGACAGGTGAGCATTGTCCGCACGGCAGAAGAAGCGCAGCTTGCAGTAATCAACTTCGCCAAAAGGCAGGTAACCGAATGAGCCCGCACGACGCACCCGTTGACGCCTTGATCGCTGCCGGATGGGGGAACCACAAGCGCCATAAGATCCCCGCCGACTGGCAGACTAACCGTGGGCCGGATAAGTGGAGCGATCCGGTACCACATGAGCCTCGGGCGAAGGTGAAAAGGCCACGATCGGATCGCAGGCCATCTGGACTGCCCACATGGAAGGTTCGCCGCGCAAAGTGGCTGCTGGAGACGGGGCAGCTCGATCGGCTTGATCAGGAATTCGGGGCATGACCATCATCCAATACTCCATCCTTCGCCTGGCCGCCCAGGACGCAGCACGCATCAATGCCGGACGCACGCCCCGCAAGGGAAGCCGATGGACACTCGACTACGCCATTGCCGCAGCCGATGCCCAGATGGGACACCTATGCCTGACGGCTCCCGAGATGGAGCAGATTTGGCAGGCGAGCGCGGCACTTGGACAGCGGAAGTAGACTACCACGAGTGGATGTAACCATACCAAAATCGCCTGCATATTGTAGTTGTAATAACTATTCAATGAGACTATAGTGACTTCTGTCGGGCGCACCACAGGGGAGTCATGACCCCGTGGCCGGCAGTATGCGGACCACGGGCCAGAGTCCTATATCTGGCCCCCGCAAACCCCATAGGAGGGGTGAATAAATGGATTGGTTTCGGTATCACACGGACGCCTTGGACAATCCCAAGGTTCAAGAACTCCCCCCCGAACTGTTCAAATTCTGGGTCAATCTGCTCTGCCTCGCCAGACTCTACGATGGTGTACTTCCAGACGATCGAACGATAGCTTTTCGCCTTCGGATGCCGCTCACATCGACTCCAGATAACGGCACATCCGATTCACATAATACAGTACATAAGTACTACATGGACGCCACATCGGCGCTACATGAGCTTGAGATGCGCGGTCTACTGGACCGCACAAAGGGCCGACAGTGGGTTCCACATGATTGGAGCGAACATCAGTATGTATCTGATAATGTTACGTTAAGGACAAGGAAGCACCGAATGAAACGTTCCACAGAACGTTCCGGGAACGTTCCACAGAACGTTTACGGGAACGTTTCGGGAACGGCCCCAGATACAGAACAGATTCAGATACAGAGCAGAGCAGACACAGAAGCGGCGGCCGTACCGACTGTGGATGAACTGAAGCAGGCGATTCGCAGCATCTCGCCGCCGCCGAAAAACGGAACGCATAAAAAACCGGAGGATCGCGTGTCGATGGAACGCCGGATACAGTTGCACGAAAACGTGCGGATTATGCTGAAGCGGTACCCTGGCGCACAGCAACTCATCGGCAACCCGGACGACGAAGTGATCGGTAAATGCATAGAAATCGCAAGGAGGCACCCGCAAGTGACAGAAGAGAACGCACTTAACGCAGCATTGGCCGAAATGGTTCGTGGCCATAAAGCCCCGACTAGTTCGTGGATGTGGTTTCCAGCGGTAATTGACGCCATGCTACCCGGAGGTGCGAAATGAGATGGATACCCTACCCCGTGGAGATGGGCACAGCCAACGCGAAGCCTTTCCCACCAGCAGGACAACGCGGCGCGCATGACTACCTGGCAGCCGGCAGATGGTGGGATCGCCCAGACTATGCGATGGGCAACTGCCTGCGCGGCAACCTGACGATTCCCACGAAGCGCAGCAAGGCGGCGGAGTTAGCGGCGATGAACCGGGAGGGGAAGTAGCGATGGCACGAACATTCGACACAGATTCAGCCGATGAGCGCAGGCTAGCGCGAGAGATGGAGGTGTGCTCCGAACCGTCCCGGAAGCCCGAGGTGGATGCGGCAGCGAAGGCGACGATGTGTATTCACTCCAGAACTCACGCAGACTGCGAGTCGTGTCGAGAACGGAATGCGATATTAGCTGCCCGCCCCGATGGGGATGCGGGCCAGCGGGTGGACGACTATATGGCTGCCTTACAGATAGCGGAGGCACTGTATGCGGACTCAGTGAACGCGCATCGCTGGTTCGCCAAGCACTTTGGCGAGCAGATGAACGGGCGTAACTTCGCCATCAAGTGCGATATGGCGGATAGGGCGCTTGCCGCCCGCGCCGAGGCGGAGCGCGAACTGCTGGAGGACTTGAGGCACAGGGCGAACCTGCTAGACGAATCCAGCCAGTGGCCGATTGGCGCAGGCCGTCAGGAGTTCCTTGCTGATCAGGCAAAGGCTCTCCGCGCTGCCGTCGCGAAGTATCGGGAGGCGAAGTGATTCCCGTACTCCCCGGCGATCTGCGATACCCGCCGATGCACGATAAGCAGACCGAGAATGAACGTGAAGTTGCCATTGCTGGGGCGGAAACGGCCCTAGAATCGAACGGTGATGCCGATCACGTAGAAAGTGGCGGGGAAGAATCTGGAGTGCCTTAAAACGCCTCTAATGCGTAAATCTGTGGACTGAAGCCAGCGCAAGTTTCGTTTGCAAATCGTTCGGACATGAGATTCTTTGTCGGATTACACCAGCCATCGGACGCCAAGCACTTCGATGCGGCCTTTGTTTCCATCAGCCGACTGCGGAATCGCAAGTCTGATTTCGTGGTGGGCGACTGGATTCTGGACAGCAGGGCATTCTCGACGATCTTGCAGCACGGGGGCTATCCCGAGGAGCCGGAAGTCTACGGGGATCAGATCCGGCGATGGAAGCGATGCGGCAATCTGCTGGCAGCGGTCACGCAGGATTACATGTGCGAGCCGTCAATGCTCAAAATCACCGGACTGACGGTAGCCGACCACCAGCGGTTGACGATTGCACGGTATGACAGGTTGTTGCAATGCGATACGGGATGTTACATCATGCCTGTACTCCAAGGATACATGCCTGAAGAGTACGTCTCGCACATCGACCAGTACGGCGACAGACTGGAGTATGGCGCATGGGTGGGAGTTGGTTCGGTCTGCAAGCGGAACGGAGACCCGCGAGCCATCCTCGATGTGCTGATAGCCATCAAGGCGCGGCGGCCTGATCTTCGGCTGCACGGCTTTGGACTTAAGACCATCGCCCTGGCGCATGGGCTGATCCGAGCGCTGCTGGAAACAGCCGATTCCATGGCATGGAGCTTTGCAGCTCGCAAAGGCGGTCGCAATGCGAACGACTACCGGGAGGCGCAGAGATTCCGCAATGTTGTTGAAATAGAACGGCCTTATCAAGGGCATTTCATCGAGGAGTTCGTATGAGAGGCAAGATTACCGAGGCCATGATTCTTGAGTGGAAGCGCAAGGCTGAAGCGTACGATGCCTTGGCCGGAACCATCGCGTTCACTCAGTCCGAACTGGAAGCGTACGTCGAACTGAAAATCAGCGCGGAAAGGGCCGTAAATCGTTCGGCATTCCACTTGCACTGAGCCACAATCGGAGTACAATGCCGCTATGCTGCTGTCGCTAGGCTACTTAGGGGTTAATCTCGTCTGCCTGCTCGTGGTTACCCTGACCCAGTACCATCGGCTGTGGCGTCTGTTCGCCGCGCAGATGGCCGTAACCTGTTGGCAAATCGGCGTGTTGCTGTTCGTCCCCATCACCGATCGTGCCGCCGCGATTCACTGGTGGCTACCTGGTGACATCGCACTTCTGGCGCTTACCGCAGCAGCCGTTCTAGAGGTACTGTGGCGTGCAATGGGACGATTTCCCACACCCCACCAAGTGGGGGTTCTATTGGGTTTTGTGGGGGGATTCACATTCGCGGGCATGTCGATGCGGTGGATGCTGCCGATGGCCACCTATTCGGACTGGTTCGCACAGGTCAAATCGGATCGGATAATCGTGAATCTGTGCATTGCCACCTGTGCTCTGATCGCGACCGGGATGATGCACTCGCTAAACCGTGGGAAACGCCTGTGGAAAATCAGGCTACATGGAGCTCTTATCTGTGCTTTAGCCTGTGGACATGTGCTATTCGCGGACTTGACACATTGGAGTTCGGCACGTACCGCTTACCGACTGCTCGAAGTGTTTTGCTGCGCCGGCTGGATTACGGTTGCTCTATGGCGCCGCTACGATTGGATCGTTCCTGCGATCCCGGATGTTTCAGCATCCATCTTGCTTGGTCCAGGACCGCATCCTCCAACATTGCGCATCGCTCCTCACACCGTGAGAGCCGGCTTTGGAAATCATCGTTCGCTGGAGCGGGCGCGTGTTTTGCCGCCTGCAATCCACGCAGGAACGCGATAAGCCCAGCACCGAAACTGGCGACTGCGGCAACCGTCTCCCACCAATGTCCCTGCGGCTGCGACACGTGTCCTCCTGGGTCCTGCGGTACCGGGGCGCTCATGTCTTAGTGACCGCCAGTATCGGGCGGGATCTGCGGGGCCTTGGTCGTCGCAGTCTCCTCATCAGCTTGCGGCGGTAGCGGAGTACTCGGTGGTTCTGGGTGAGTCGGCGGTAGCGGATGGTCGTGGTGTTTCTTCATAGCGTGAATTATGGCACAATTGCCTGTATTCTAATTAGCGGGTATTCCGCGTGTCTAAAAACATACTGTCAATTGAAACTTGGCCGATAGATAAGCCTACCGATTATCCGAATAATGCACGCAAGTGGTCGAAGCACGCAATCAGTAAAGTCGCGGCCAGTATCAAGGCTTACGGATTCCGCCAGCCGGTGGTAGTTGATAAGGCAGGCGTGATAATCATCGGCCACCTGCGGCGCACTGCCGCCCGCACGCTGGGGCTGACCGAGATCCCGGTGCACGTGGCGCGCGATCTATCCGAGGCGCAATGCCGTGGCCTTCGCCTGATGGACAACCGCTCAGCACTCGAGTCCACATTCGACATCGACATGCTCAGCGCGGAGTTCCTCGAGTTGAAGGCGCTGGACTTCGACCTATCGCTGACCGGCTTCGACCTGCGCGAGATTGACAGCTTCACGCTGCAGCCGAATGCGGCGGAAGACGATGTACCGGAAGTACCGATTGCCCCAGTGTCACAGCTTGGCGATTTGTGGCTTATGGGTGAGCATCGGCTGCTGTGCGGTGATTCGACCAACAGCGAGCATGTCGGTCGATTGATGAATGGGAAGAAGGCGAATCTGCTGGCTACTGATCCCCCGTACCTCGTCAATTACACTGGCGGAAGTCACCCGCAATCGTTGTCAAATTCTCCTGATGTGAAAGACAAGGGATGGGAGTCCTATAAAGATCCCGCATCAAGCATTGAGTTCTACGAAACATTCATGCGTGTAGGACTGGAGCACCTCGCCGATGGGGGGGCTGTTTACCAATGGCACGCGGCATTGATGCAGTATCTTGTGCATCAGGCCTGGTTAAAGTGCGGACTACTTGTCCACCAACATATCGTTTGGGTGAAGGCGCATGCCGTACTTACGCACAGTCACTATATGTGGCAGCACGAGGTGGCGTTCTACGGTTGGCCGCAAGGCCGAAAACCTTTTCGGCGTCCACCAGCCAATATTCCAACCGTCTGGAATATCAACCAGATCGGAGAATCAGACGGCATTCATCCCACACAGAAGCCCGTCGAGTTGGCGCGGCGTCCAATCGAATATCACACCGATCCGAATGGCATTTGCTACGAGCCTTTCAGTGGATCAGGGACCACGATTGCAGCAGCGGAGGTGACAGGTCGATGCTGCTATGCAATGGAGATTGCGCCAGAATTTGTGGACTGCGCCGTTACCCGCTGGCAGAACCTCACGGGCAAGGAAGCCACGCTCGATGGCCACGGCTGCACGTTTGAACATGCTAAGTTCGGACGTAGACTCGGCGCGCAGGACGCCGTGAAGGAAGAAGTATATGACCGAGCCGAATAAGGGCGGGCGTCCCGCATACCAGCCGACCGAAGCAGACCGCAACACCGTGCGCAGCATGGCCGCTTGTGGATTCTCGCAGATCGCTATTGCGCGCTGCATCGGCACTGACGGCATCAACCCGGAGACGTTGCGCATCCACTTTCGCCGTGAGCTTGACACCGCCATGGATATGGCAAATGCCCGCATCGGTCAGGTAGCATTCCAGAAGGCAACCGAGGGCGAGGCATGGGCGGTATGCTTCTGGATGAAGTGTCGTGCTGGCTGGAAGGAAACGCAGGTAACCGAACACGCAGGTTCGATGAATGTCAACACTAGCGGTACAGAAGCTCTCACCAGCAGAATTGCTAGCCTCGCTGCCCGAAGCGGAACGGGAAGCAGCGATTCGGAGCCTCAACAATGAGCAGGCGTGGCAGGTAATCTACGACTGGCGCGGGTTCTGGGCACGCTGGAATCAGGTACAACCTGCGGGCAATTGGACGCACTGGCTATTGCTCGCTGGCCGTGGTTTCGGTAAGACCCGTGTCGGGGCTGAAACCGTTCGCGAATGGGCAGAGAAGCCACTGCCTGGACCAATCCATCTAATCGCTCCCACCGCAGCCGACATCCGTAAGGTCATGATCGAAGGCCCGAACGGTGGCCTGCTCTCTTGCTATCCACCCGGACAGCAACCGCATTACGAACCATCCAAGGGCCATCTGATCACGTGGCCGAATGGCAACATCGCTTATTGCTTCTCTGCCGATGAGCCAGAACGATTGCGCGGGCCGCAGTGCTGTCGCTTCTGGGCGGACGAGCTTGCGACGTGGCGATTCGGCCAAGAGGCATGGGACAACCTGATGTTCGGATTCCGCATCGGCGACGAACTGCGCAGCGTCATCACCACCACACCGAAGCCAACAGAACTGCTTCGGTCCATCATGAACGATCCTGCCTGCATAGTGACGCGCGGCAGTACGTACGATAACCGCAGGAACCTATCGCCGCAGTTCTTTCAGACCGTCATCAAGAAATACGAAGGCACGCGATTAGGGCGCCAAGAGCTTTTGGCCGAAGTGCTTGAGGATATTCCAGGCGCGCTGTGGAACATGGCAACGATTGACAGGCTACGAGTGAAACTGATCGACGTGCGTTTCAACGTCATCAACCGGATAGTGGTCGCAATTGATCCTGCGGTCACGTCGGGAGAGGAAAGCGATGAAACCGGCATCGTGGTTGCGGGCCTCACCATCAGCGGGCACGTCATCGTCATGGACGATCTGAGCTGCAAGGAATCGCCGCTCGGCTGGGCGAAGATCGCCATCGACGGATTCCGCAAGTGGAAGGCAGACCGCATCGTGGCCGAAGTCAATAACGGCGGCGACTTGGTAGCGGGCAACATGCGTGCCGTCGATCCGAACATCCCGTTTCGTGCGGTGCGTGCGTCTCGCGGTAAGGCGGTGCGTGCTGAACCCGTGGCAGCGCTATACGAACAGGGCCGGGTGCATCATATCGGATACTTCGCGGAGTTGGAAAAGCAGATGTGCAGTTACGTTCCGGGGGCAAGCATGAAGTCGCCGGACCGCATGGACGCTCTGGTGTGGGCGATCACCGAGCTTGTCATCGACTGCGAAGCGCAAAGCGTGGTGCAGTACTACGGGCAGGGATACGAGATTAGCCCGGTGTAGACTTGCTATCCTCGCCAGCTTTCAGCCCCTTGGCATATTCCGATTCCGCTGTCACCTTGACGAGCGCATCCTTGATGCTGTTGGTATTCTTCTCCAGCGTGGCGATATTGCGCGTATTGCGGCGACCGACGATGTTGTTTGCGAGGCTGAGCGCAGCAGCGGCGAACGATCCAACGGCAGAGATGATAGCGATGGTTACGGCGTCGGTCATGCGGAGAGCATATCATACCGCTTGCAATTCGATACCACCTTACGGTAGTATCATGTGCATGTCGAAAGTCGAAATCGCCAAATGTGCAAACTGCAAGCACGAATGGCCGACACGTAAGAAAGGCGGGGCGGCGAAATGCCCGCGCTGCCAAGCGAGGCGCAAATGATTCCCTACATGGCGGTAATGCTGCTGATTGCTGTGGTGCTGTTGGCCAGAACTGCGTGGAGCGAATGAGCCTGTCAGTAGCCTGCATCATGCTCACCAGAGATCGCGGCGGCATGAACCGCAGGGCGATCGAATCATTTCGCTCGCAGACCTACGAAAACAAGGGCCTGCTGGTGCTCGACACGGGCGATACTGCTTGGGGTGAACACATCGCCTGGCGCGAGAATGAGGTCCACTGGAAGGCCAAGGAATCCGGCATGACCATCGGGGAACTGCGCAACTACGCCAACGAGTACGTCACCACGTGGCCGATCGGATCGACGGATATCTTCGCGCATTGGGACTCGGACGACTGGAGCCACCCTAACCGCATTGCCGAACAGGTTGCGCTGCTGGAGGCGAGCGGCGCCGATGCCGTGGGCTACAACTGTGCGCTGTTCTGGGATACTCGCAAGGATGGCGAAGCGTGGCTGTACCAATTCCCAAATCCTCTGTACGCTTTGGGTGCCTCGCTGATGTACTGGCGGAAGACGTGGGAGCGGAACACGTTCCAGCATGTCAGCCACGGCGAAGATGAGCGCTTTACCAAGCGGTGCAAGACGGTGGGGGTGGACAGCATGGTAATTGAGCAAGGTGATCGCATCGACTGGGAAGTGCCGCGCGTCATCTTCGGCGTCCACGGTGGCAACACCAGCGGGGCGTACGACTTCACCAAGCGTAACGGGAATTTCAAGCGCACGCCCGAATGGGATGCGTACTGCCGAACTCACATGGAGATGATCTGATGTCGGTATGGTTAGTTCTGCCGAGTGCTCTGCCTCCCGAGCAGGCCGATGAATGCTTCAGGCTCTGGCACCAGCAAGGCTACAAGTTGTGCATTCAGCGCGACCCCGGCCACATTTACGACTCGCAGTACGCGCACATCATGATGGAGCGCCCGTACAGGGGCTACCCGGAAGCGGTGAACTACCTTGCCAAGGGCGTCCTGGCGGATGATCTGGAGTGCAACTGGATTGTGGCGGCGGGCGATGATACGCACCCGGATATGAGACACACGGCAGGGGAGATTGAGTATCAATGCGGAAGGTATTTCGGAGAGCAGCAAGGGCGGTTTCGGATGGAGAATGTGATATGCGCGATGGTCAACGCTCGCAGTGGCGAGTTTACGGACTTGACCGGGCAACAGCCAAGCGCTCGGAATTACTACTCTACCTTCGGCGTGATGCAACCGACTGGCGATCGCTGGGGCGATGATGCCTACGCCCGCGCGAAGTGGCCAGAAGCGCCGGCCATGATCGACCGCATCTGCGGCAGTCCATGGATGGGGCGGGAATTCTGCCTGCGCATCAACCAGGGGAAAGGGCCGCTGTGCGAGCTATTCTGGCATAACTGGGCTGACGAAACCCTACAAAACGTTGCGATCAAGTATGGGTGCTTCTGGCAACGTCGTGACTTAATTCATTACCATAACCACTCGCGCAGAAAAGGCGGCCAATGGGCTCCCCATCAGAAGCACTTCGATGCCGACTACGTGAAGATGAAGCCAGTATTCGAGGCGCTCAAGGCTGCTGGATTCCCCGGATCGGAGCCGCTGTGACCCCAGTCGAGCAGGCGAACTTCGACCAAGAGCGCGAGCTTGTGAAGTACTGGCGCGATAAGCACTATGCCAACCTGCAGGTGATTTTCAACTTGCAGCAGCGGGTTAAGGAACTGGAAGCTCAATGCGCAAAATCCTCATAACCTTCGGCGGCTCAGCCTACGAAGCCACGGTCGGCGCCACCGTCGAAGATCACAAGCGCTTCGGCGCGGATGCCTGCTACGTCTATGATGACGTTTGGCTTCGGGCGCATCCGTTCTACGAGCTGAATCGCTGGCTGTTCGAACTGCCTGGCGTGCGCGGGCTGTGCTGGTTCGCATGGAAGCCTCTGATCATCATGGACGCGCTGGAACGCTTCGCGGCTGATCGTGATGTGGTGATGTTCATTGACGGCGACACGCACCCGATAGCGGACATGACGCCACTGTTCGACCGCTGCGTTGCTGATGGCGGGCAGATGCTATTCGCGGCGCAGGGATGCGACAACCTGCAGTTCTGCAAATGGGACTGTTGGGCGGTAATGGCTGCTGGCGAGAACTATCCGGGAAGGCGTGCAGTGGAGTTGCGTAGTCAAGCGGGAGTCGCGCGATTCATGCTGTTCCAGAAGGGACCGTACCACGTGAAGCAATTCTTGATGGAATGGCAGACATACTGTCTTAATCCTCTCGCAACGACATTCGCGCCTAGCAAAATAGCAAGAGAGCTTACCGGATTCCACGAGCACCGCACAGAGCAGGCGATCATGACGCTGCTGGCACATAAATATAATTTCAAGCTTTACAGAGAGGCGTGTGAATTTGGCAACGATGAACTCGCCAAATTCGGGACAGACAACTTCTATCCCCAAGTCTTCGAGCAGCGTTATGGTGCGGGGCCGCGCAACGATAGCGGCTCGCGATACAGGAACGTCTAATGGCAATCTACCAAAGCAACCTCCGCGCCCCTGACCTGCGCCCCTACTTCAAACTGCTCGATCCGCCGATGCAGCACTGCGGCTACGATGCGCCGAGCGATCCAGACTTCGACCCGCGCTGTACCTATTGGACGATGGATGAGTCGGCGATACTGTACAACGTGGCCAAATCCGTACCCTCTGGCACATGGGTTGACATCGGCGCGCGTCTCGGATGGACGGCGGCTACTATCGCTTCAGCTCACCCCAATGAATATTATCGCGTACTGGCGGTTGATCCAGAGTTGGAAGTTGAGGCGTTCTGGGATCGCTTCTGCGAGAACACTAACCACTGGGATAGATTCATCTGGCCTTACGAATTGACCGCGAGTAGGTTCTGGAACAGCAACGCGGCGAACATCTATGGCGGATTCGAAGGCTTCGTTATCGACGGCAACCACGACAGCCCCGAGCCGCTGAACGATGCGAAGGGCGCACTGGCACACGCGAAGCCCGAATGCATCATCATGTTCCACGACACGCTTGGCACTGCGGTACGCGACGGCGTGCGGTACCTGATGGATCAGGGCTGGCGCTGTCGGATGTACTGGACGCCGAACGGGGTAGCTTGCTGCTGGCGCGGGTATGAAGGCTGGATGCCGCCAGATCATGTGCCGGACCCGAAGATGGATTTCGCGCCGCATAAAGCGCTGATGGTGGACATGCAGGATTACTGGGAGAGATGCGAATGAGCAAGGTGGGACATTTCGACATTTGCAAAGTGATGGCTGCTGAGAATCTGGATATCCAGATTGCTCCGCTTGAGAACGTGACCAATCTACGCAAGGTGAAGGCCGGAACGCAGGTGACGATAGGCGTCGGCGGTGACGTGGTGGCGGCGATTGGCCTAGAAAACAAATACGTCGGCGGATTGCTGCTGTGCAACCGCGAGCAGTATTTCGCGATTAAGGAAAGGCTTGAGGCACAGAAATGAGCCATTCTCAGAACGGCGAGGATTCGATCATCGCGGCGTGCTTCCCGCCTGACTACAAGGGGACGCTACTGGAAATCGGCGCATGGTTTCCCGAAGAGTTCTCCAACTCGAAACTGTTCATTGATCGCGGATGGGACGCCACTCTGGTGGAGTTCTCGCCCCTCGCAGTGGACCGCCAGATCAAAGCGCACGGTTACAACGAGCGGGTGAAGATCATCGCCGCGGCTGTCACTGCTGAGCCGGGGCACGTGACGCGCTTCCATGTGACCGAGGATGCGCTGTCAACGGATAGCGAGGCGCAGGTTGCCGGCTGGAAGGATCTGCGACCGGGCTATCACGGCGGATTCTACGGCCACCTGTGGGTGCCAACGATCAGCATTGGAGCGCTGCTCTCGCAGTTCTTCGGGGATAAGGCGATAGACTTCGCGTCCATCGACACCGAGGGCAGTTCCACAGAAATCTGCATTGCGCTGATGCGGACGGACCATCGCCCCAAGGTGATCTGCGTAGAGTACAACGGGCGGGCAGTCGAGATCATGCAGGTGGCGCGGCCTCTGGGGTACGTGATCGTGGAGCAGAATCAGGAAAACCTGATTTTACGGAGGGTAAATTGATCAGATTTTGGATTTCGTGGTGGCAGCCGGGAGAAGATTACAGGCCGCTGACTTTCCCCCCGAATAACCACATTTTGGGATGGTGGAGAAGCGGAGAGCGCGGGGAAGGCGAGTCGAGCCTTTGCGCGGTCGTAAGCGCCAAGGACGAAGACGCGGCAAAGCGCTACGTTCTGAAAGATTGGCCCGAGGCAACGGACTGGCGATTCTGCAACGTCGTGGCGAGCGATTATGTTCCGAGCGATAGGTTCCCGTTATCAGACTGGATGAAGCCTCGATTTGGAGTCAAGACATGAAGCTCAAGGGCAAGCGGGCCATCGTAACGGGAGCCTCGCGCGGGCTGGGCGCGAAGATCGCGGAAGTGTTGGTGCGCGAGGGATGCAAGGTGATGTCGGTCAATCGGGACGGAATCGCTGAAGTAATGGCGTTCCACGTAAAGGCAGATTTGGCCAACTTCCAGTCTCCAGAATTCGTAATGCAATACGCCAGAGAGACTTGGGACTCTGTCGATATCCTAATCAATAATGCGGCGATTACCGGCCCAGTTGGCCCTATGGCCGAGTGCGACATTGACGATTGGAAGCGATGCCTGAAGGTTAATCTCTTCGCTCCCGTTGAACTCTGTAAGCTCGTATCGGCATGGATGGAAGAGACCAAAACAGCAGGCTCCATCATCAACATCAGCGGCGGTGGGGCCACATCGCCGCGTCCCAACTACAGCGCCTATGCCACGGCAAAATGCGGGCTGGTGCGATTCAGCGAGACGCTCGCGGCTGAAGTCGAGCGGTACGGCATCCGCGTCAACTGCGTGGCTCCGGGGCTGTTGAATACGCGCATGGGCAGTCCCGATGGTGACCCACCAGACCGGGCGGCTGAGCTTGTTGCGTGGCTCGCCAGCGACGATAGCAGGCCGATTACGGGGCGGCTGATCAGTGCGAAGTGGGATCACTGGGAAGATGGCGAAGCACTTAAGCGCAGATTGGTGGAGTCTCCTGAACTGCTCACGCTTCGGAGGCTTGTATGAACGTTGCCATCATCGGCTGCGGCAAGATCGGACAGCGGCGGGCAAAAGCGCTGCGGGCGGAAGATCACTTGGTATGGGCTTGCGACACAAATATCTACAAGGCATATGAAGTCGGAGCATTCCAGGCCGATATCGACTGGAGGCCGATTATTGCTCGCCAAGATGTTGATGCCGTCATCATCGCCACAACGCCGGATGTCGCGCCAGAAATTGCTGGTGCCGCTGCGGCTTTCGGCAAGCACGTGTTGATAGAGAAGCCTGCCGCGCATTGCGCAAAGCGCCTCGACTCCATCATGGATTCGGCCACGCCACGCGGTGCTTGCGTGCGTGTCGGCTTCAATCACCGCTACCACCGCACCATCCAGAAGGCTCGCGAACTGTTCGACGCGGGCGCTATCGGCGATCTGATGTACATCCGCGGGCGATACGGCCACGGCGGGCGATTGGGCTATGAGAAGGAATGGCGGGCCGATCCCAAGATTTCAGGAGGCGGCGTGCTGATCGACATGGGCGTGCATATGATCGACCTGTGTGGATGGTTCATGGGATCGGTAAGGATTGCTCACGGGACGGGGTTGCGGGCGTTTTGGGATTGCGAAGTTGAAGATAACGCCTTTTTGGTATTGGCCACCGAAGAGCCAGCGGCCGTTGCACAACTCCACGTTTCCAACACCGAATGGAAAAACCTATTCAGTTTCGAGATATTCGGTGAGCGCGGAAAGCTCGAAATCAACGGACTCGGCGGAAGCTACGGCGTGGAATCCTGCACGCTGTATGCGATGTCTCCCGAGATGGGACCGCCCACCACTACGAAGTGGGAATACCCGATGGCGGATGATTCCTGGGAGCGCGAATGGCTGGAGTTCTGCGAGGATATCCGGCTGAAGCGCACTTCAGTGCCGGGGATTCGCGAGGCTCAGGCGGCGCTGCGGATTGTTGAATCGGTTTACGAGGCGAACCGATGAGCCGCATCGTCGCCATTCTCCCAGTTCGTAACGAGGGATGGATTCTCGGCTGCAGCCTGCGAGCGCTGATGCGATGGGTGGATTCGGTTGTCGTGCTGAGCCACGCCAGCACCGACAATACCGGAGCCATCCTAGACGCGCTGGTGATCGAATACGGGCCGGGGAGAGTGACGGTCATGGAAGACAACGATCCCACTTGGCGCGAGATGTCCCAGAGGCAAAAGCTGTTGGATGCCGCCCGCTTCCTTGATGCCTCGCACGTTGTAATTGTGGATGCCGACGAAATCCTGACGGCGAACTTTCTTCCGATCATCCGCGCGATGGTCGAACGCACACCGCACGGGCAGGTTCTACAACTCCCATGGCTCCAACTGCGGGGCAGCATCAACCAAGTGCATACAACTGGCTTGTGGGGGCAGCAGAACGCTTCGGTGGCCTTCCCCGACATGGCGGAATACTTCTGGCGCGCGCAGAATGGCTACGATCATCACCACAGGCACCCGATGGGGCGACCGTTCGTAGGCTATATGCCGATGGGGATGGCGCGAACTGGTGGCATCATGCACTGCCAGATGGTCAGTTATCAGCGATTGCGGTGGAAGCAGTTTCTGTACAAGCTGATTGAACGGCTGCGGTGGCCGAATAAGCGGACGCCTGCACAGTTGAACGTAATGTACGACCCGACCGTGAATGCAGTTGACCGGATGGCTCCTACGCCTGCTGAATGGTGGGCGGGTTACGAATCGTTGCTGCAATACCTGAATGTCGATGCGGAGCCGTGGCAGAAGGCGGAAGCGCTGCGGATCATGCGGGAGAATCCTGGGATTGAAGCGGGACTGACGGACTACGGAGTATTAGCGTAGACTTAGGGCCATGGCTCTATCAGTGTGGTTCTGGATAATCTACGTGATCTCGTTACTGTTCGGATTCTGGGCTGAATACACTCCCGGTCAGCCATACCCATACCCGCGCGGCTTTCGCCACTTCCTGTTTTACGTGCTGCTGCTCATTGTTGGGCTGCAAGTCTTTGGTGGCCCAATCAAATAAACGGCGCGGTGGTAAACTACCGCCATGCGCCAACGCCTTCGCGGCCTACTGCTCAAAGCCTACCGGCATCTCAAGCCGAAAACTGACCCCGATCCCGATCTGCGCCGCCAGAATCAGTGGCTGCAAGAACAGCTAGTCGCACTGCTGCAACAGGAGCAGATGCGCGATGCCATGGACAGCTACGTGTCGATGGTGGGCGAGCTCGCCGAAGCAAAACAGATGGCCGGCGCGGGGCCGTGGAGTGCGGGGCCTGCTGCGCTGGCGACAACCGAGGCCATCATTCAGGACGCGCGTGAACACTTCAAAGTGCGCGAGTCGATCGACGGCGCGATCGGCGCAACGGGCGACATCAACCTGATGCTGGCCAATATCGGCTGGCGCAGGGAGACGGCGCTGTCGTGGCTGGAGTTCTCGCGCTGGGGTATTCAGCAGATTATCCTGATCTGCCGTCTCTACTACATCAAGAACCCCATCGTGCGGCGGCTGATCGACGTGTGCGCGGCTTACGTGTTCGCTCGCGGTGTGGAAGTTACGACCTCAGACGAAACCGCCAATGAGGTGCTGAAGGATTTCTTCGAGCGCAACAAGAAAGTCTTCGGGCAGATTGCGCTGGTGGAATCGGAGAAGGCGAAGGACTACGACGGAAATTTGTTCTGGTGCTTTTTCTCTGACCGCGAAAACAAGGGGCTGGTAGATGCGCGGCGGATTGACGCGACCGAGATTCAACAGATCGTGACCGACCCGGAGGATTCGGATACTCCGTGGTATTACCAGCGCATCTGGACTCAGAAGACATTCGATCCACAGCGCGGCGAAGTGGGAGAAACCACGCAATCGTGCTGGTATCCAGCGATCGGATTCGACCCGCCAGAGAAGCCTGCGGAATTCAACAAGTCACCTGTGATGTGGGATTATCCCGTCTACCATCGCAAGTGCGGATACGTCGGCAAGTGGCTTTTCGGGTGCCCACGCAACTATCCCATGATTGATTGGGCGAAGGAGGCGAAACACATCCTGACGGCGTGTGCGAGTCTCAAGCAAACCTTGATGCAGATCGGGCTGAAGTGGACGACAAAGGGCGGGCAGCAGGCTATCGAGGGCATCAAACAACAGATGCAGACCACCGTGGGGCCGCAGACGCCGATCTGGGATACCAACCCGCCAGCGGTAAGCGGAGCTTCGGTTGTGACCGGACCAGGCACGCAGGTGGAAGCCTTCAATATGACGGGTGCTGGCGGCAATCCTGACGACGTGCGGCAATACAAACTCATGTGCGCGATGGTGGCGGGCGTACCTGAAACGTTCCTTGCGGATGTGAGCACGGGCAATCTGGCGACGGCTACCAGCCTTGACCGACCGACCGAAACGATTTTCCTGGAGAAGCAGGAAGCGTGGCGCGAGGATCTGGTTGTGATCGCGAAATACGTGCTGGAGGTTTCAGCCGGGGCACCCAGCGGCAGACTGCGAGAGTCGATGCGAAGCGGGTGGACGGAGATCCGCGAATGCAGGCGCAAGCGAGGGCCACGCGGCGAAGTCGTCTACGAAGCGATGGAGCCAAGCGACGAAGAGATTGAAATTCAGGTAAACTTCCCTGCGATTCGCGAGGGCGACTTGCAGGCTTTAGTGGCGGCGACGGTCGAAGCCATCACGCTTAATAACAAGGGCGGCCAAGCGGTAGGCATTGACCTGAAGGCTGGCGTGATCAAGCTCTTCGACTTGTTGGGCATCGAAGACGGACAGGAGCTATCCGAGAAGATGTTCCCCGAGGGGAAATACAAGATCGACCGATCCGAGCAGGAGATTGCCGCGCCGATTATGCCCACACAGAAGCTACCCGGTGGTGAGCCTCTGATTGATCCGAAGACTGGCGAAGAATCCCCGCATCCAGTGGCCAAGGAATCGGCGCGAGACATCGCAGGTAGACCGACGCGCAGGATTGCAGAGGCTTTGAGGCGGGTGCATGAGGCGACGGCGCAAACCGAATGACAGACACTCGAAACACTAAAGATATATGGAGCCATACCAAGCGATTGCTCCTAAAGAAACAGTGGTGGCTATCGCGGAGACATCCGATGCAGAAATTTGATCTAAGGGATGGTAGGGTGTGTCCTGTAAATATATGGGATTACGATGACGATGCGGTAAGGCATTTAATCATGAAGGCATTGTCTTGTGCAGATCTTTTAGAATTCCATGGATATGAAAAGACTGCCAGAGAATTGAAATGGGCAGCGCAGCAAGCGATAAGCCATCATGGTAGCTCCAAATAGAATCATCGGCGCGCTGCTGGCGCTCGTTGAAGCGGCCAAGGGCAATTCGCGCACGTACTATTACGACACGGTAAATCAGAAGCGCTGGATTCTCGATGGCGGTGGCAAGAGCGGCAATTGTGAGGAGTGCGAAGAGAACGCCGATGCCGGATGGATTGGTGATGATGAAACCTTCATCGACTCGGAAGGCAACCCCATCGACGCGCCGCCCGCACATCCAAATTGCCAGTGCGAATTGGAATTCAAGGAGCGCAGGGTGCGAGTGTACGTATGATGATGCAGGCATACGATGCTGAAGATGCCGTGGGCTGCTGCAGGCGAATCGCAGAAGCCATGCGCAAAGGCCAGTTGGATGATGCGGAGTCGTGGACTTGCCCAAAGTGCGGGCTGGAATGGAAGCCTTCCAGTGAGCACGGCATTCGCTTCTGGCGAGCGCGGCCTGTGGTTACGCTACTTCCGCATCGCAAGCGCAATCTGTGATGCGAACAGTTCGCGGATTGTTTCGCGGGTGGTGTCAAGAGCGGGTCGCAGGTAAGGTTGAGCGGGCATTCCCGGCCATGTGGGGCTGTAGGGTCCATCGCCGGCACCAGCCGATGCGGCTCCTGCGCGTCCCGTCCCGTACTCGACATATGCCGCGTGGTTTGCGGAAAATCCCACATCGGCTACGATCGTTTTATCCGTCTCGCGGACAGTAGTATAGCCGCTATCGCGCAATTCCCCGGTGTCAACTGGGACAATGCGTTTTGCCTCTTCCAAGACAGCTTTCCCCGATGCTTCGACCGCCGCGCGGACTGCTGGAGCGATACGGGCGGCGATGAACTGGCCGGCTGAACCTCGCGGCGTGGCGGTTGCGGTTGCTCGAATCGTCGGCATGATGTGTATGTTATCATCCGCCCATGCAACTGCTCAGTTTCAACATCGTAGGCACGGGCGCCGCTCTCGCGCTTGCGGATGGCGCGACCGGCGTTCCGAAAAAATGCAAATGGTTTCAGGTTCTGAACGTTGACGGGGCGGCTTTCACATTGGGTGGATCAACTGTCGATGCTACTCACGGCTACCCAATCGGGACGACAGTGGCCAACTTTCAGCCGCCGATAGCTTTGGGATTCGACTTCTACGATTTGGAGTCGATCTACTTTTTTCTGACGACCTCGGCAAACGCGGTGCTGCTATGCGCTATCTGATCGCGCTGTTCCTATTTGCGGTTGTGATATTCGCGCAACCGATCAATGCCCAGCCAGTAAATCCGCCGTCTGCGATGTTGCGAGGCAACCCGCCTGGCGGCGAAGGCGGCTCTTGCACGGGATCTCGGCGGATAGGATATCTCGACAGTAGCGGCTGGATGTTCACCTGCGTGAGCAGCCAGTGGACGCGGTATGGCGGCGGTGGCGGATCAGGCGTTGTTACCGTGACCACAGGCACCGGCAACCCATCGGCAAACTGCACCGCGCCGTCAAGCTCGAATTTGGCAACCTACGTGGATACGGACACGCAGGAACAATGGTGGTGCAGTGCCACGAACACCTGGAAAAAGGTCCTGTCGGTCACAGGAAGCGGGCCGTACGTCGTCACGGGAGCAACGGGCACGGTGCCATCCACGCCGGCATCCGGCAATGTAACCTGCTATTTCGATTCTACGGCGAACACGCAAATCTGTCTGGATTCCAGCGGAAACCCGTACACGATGGTGCGCAAGTGGAGCGGCACTGCCACGCTTGGCACTTCAGCAATCACGGCCAATGCCTGCGCCTCCACTGTGACGGTAACAGCGACTGGCGCACTCTCGACTGATTCGATGACTTGGACACCGAACGCCAATATCAGCGGTGTTACGGGATATGGGGCTGGCTCCGCAGATGGGCTGAAAATCTACCCGTGGATCAGTGCGGATGCCGTGAACTTCGCGGTCTGCAATGGAACGGGCAGCAGCATCACTCCCGGTGCGGCCACTCTCAACTGGACGATAGTTCGATGAAACTCGCACTTCTACTCCTAGCTGCATTCTCTGCCGGCGCGCAGGTGATGCCATTCCCCGGTCCTGGGCTACCTGTTTCGGGAGGCGGTGGCGGCGGCACAATCACGCTGATCTCTCATATCCTCGGTCCTGCTGGTGGTGGTACTTCATCGGCAATCGTTTCCACGGGATCAACGGAATGTTTTGTCTGGAAAAGTGGGGCAGGATCTGGCGGTGGGAGCGCTCCGACAGACAGCAAGAGCAACACGTACGTTCTTGCATTCTGGGATAGCGGCAGAACAAGCTTGTGGTATGCCAACGCTTCTACTGGAGCTTTTGCCGTAGGATCGGGACACACATTCACAGGGCCTGGTGGCGAGTTTAATGCATGGGGCGCGGCGTGCTTCTCCAACACGCTTACGACTGGCAACCTCGATCCTGGGGCCACGGCTGGAAGCAGTTCAGGAATCACTACGGTGTCGCCGACCGCAGGGGCGGGGCCTTACGATCCTGGAAGCGGCCAGCACATTATCCTGGTGGTCCTCAGCAGCAACACGACGAGCGGTACGTGGACTGGCGTCACTCCGGGGTTCACGATTCTCGATCAGGCTGATTTTTCAGGAGGCGTCAATTACGAGGGGGCTTTCGCTTATCTCGTCCAGGCATCTGGTACCTCGATCACTCCCACCGCCACCTTCAGCACTGCGGGAGACTTGATCGGACTAACGGCTTCATTCAAAGGCCAATAGGTCATGAGACAATTATTGCTATTCCTAATCGCCGCGCCGCTGCTGGCAGCACAGATCCGCGTCAATGCTGGCGGCGGCGTGTCTGGTGCATACGGGGCAGATCAATATTTCACGGGTGGCGCGGCATACACGGCAACGGTCGCCGTTCCCGCGGGACTCCCTGATTACCTGAAAACTTCGCGAGCGGGCAATTTCTCCTATCGTTTCCCGGTGTCCGATGGCTCCTACACGGTGGTGCTGCACTTCGTGGAAAACAGCAGCGCGATCACAGCGGCGGGACAGCGCTCATTCTCGGTGGCAATCAACGGGTCGAGCGTCATTCCATCGCTGGATTTGTTCGCGGTAGCGGGCATAAATGTGGAGGTCGTGAAGACATTCCCGGCGACGGCTGCGGGCAATGGGATATCAATCGCATTCACCACCATCGTCCGCAACGCTGTGGTGTCAGCAATCGAAGTACTGCCCGTGCCGACTTCGCCCGTGGTGGGATTCCGACCGACGCAAGGATTAGGCGGGACATTCAAGATTTCCGCATCTGCAATCGCTTGTTATGTCAATGGGATCAGGCAGTATCAGGGAACAGATTACGTTTACGATGGGACCACCGTTACGCCAAATGCTGGGACGCTGATGGCGGATGCTGCTGGTGCTTTAATTTGCGATTACACGCCAAAGTGAGGGTGCCATGCGCAGGATTCCGAAGGTCTGCATTGATCGGCTAGCCGAAGAGTGCCGGCTAGAGGAAAAAGAAGAGGCCACCCGAATCAATGAGCGGTTCTGGAAAAGATTCAAATGGTCGATGCATAAGTATTACCAGCCACCAGACGAGCGCAGCATGGTAGGCACGTCTGCGCAGGCGTGGGACGAATATGCCGATATTTATGGATTTGAGGGGTTCAGGAGTCTTTACAGTTGTTCTCAAAAGTCGGTAGCGGGCGATCCCATATCCACTTCGCCACCGCCTGGCCGCTGAACTGAGCCATTGGCATTCGCATCAGCGTCCCGCACACATCCTGGCGGAAAGCCGCTACTCCCCGCGCGAATGCCCTCGACTGAAGCATCTCTTCCTGCGTCTGCCGCCACGTGCGCTGATATTCCGCCTTGTGCGTCTTGCACCAGTGGTGTTCTGAGGCGGCTTCGGAGTCGCATCCGCCTTTCCAATCACATGTAGCCATATCGGCTAGTCTACTGTACAAATTAGCCCATATGTTGTGGGGCATATGCACGGTCGCGTACCATCCGCGCTGTATGGTTCTCAAGAACGGCTATATGGCGCTGGCGCTGAAACTCCAGGAAGCCGTCACCAAATCACCCGAAAAGTTCAAGGAAAAGCTGGAAGCAGCGCTGGCCGCCGAGACGGAAGACGGGCCATGGAAAGCGTTTCTGGAAGCGGGCGCGCGTCATTCAGCCTCGGACATGGGCCACCTGCAAGCGATTCACGACGCCTCGATGGTGTTGGGCGCTTCGTGCGGTGGCGGAATGGAAGAGGCAGCGCGGCCGGCAGTCTCCACCGAACTCAAGCTGGTCGAATCTGCGGGAGGTTTCCTTCAGGAAATCCCGCTTCTCGAAGCTCGCACCAACTACCCGATTCTGATGATTAGCCCCGGAACGGGCAGCACTGCCCACTATCCGGCAGAGGTGTTGAAGCGTGAGGCGGCGAAGTTCAAGCCTGGCACGCTGATGTTCTGGAATCACCCGACCAAGGCCGAAGAGTCGGCGCGACCGGAAGGCAATCTCGACAATCTCGCGGCGATCACCACCAGCCAAGGCAAGTGGATGGACGACGGACCGAAAGGTCCTGGAATCTATTCCGAGGCGAAGGTGATGGCGGATTACGCGCAGAAGGTCGAAGAGCGTGCACCGCACATCGGGCTTTCGATTCGCGCTGGCGGATTCACGGAAGGCGACCGCATTGTCGGCGGAAAGCCTGTCCTGAAGGAATTCAGCCATATCGAATCGGTCGATTACGTTACGAAGGCAGGGCGCGGCGGGCTCGCGCTTGCTGAAGCTGCCAAAGAGGCAGGACTTTTACCACTCAACACACAGGAGGCCGGAATGACGGCTGAAGAGACTCAACGTTTAATCGAGGCAGCCGTAGCGCCGTTTAAGGCTCGCGCCATTCAGGGCGATGCACGAGGCGAAGCTACCCGGCTGCTGGAAACCATCACGCTACCTCAGGTGGCAAAGAATCGCATCATCGAGCGGGCCATCGCGAACCCGGCGACCACCGCAACCGGCGAACTCGACCTCGACAAACTGCGCGAGTGCGTCGTAGCCGAATCGAAGGCGGAAGGCGAATATCTAGCGGCTATCACTGGCGGTTCTCGCATCCAGGGAATGGGTATCAGCGCTCCGGCTGCCCCGCCGAAGCCCGAAGACATCGCCACCCGCGAAGCTCGCGAGTCCCGCGAGTTTGCCGATGAGGTGAAGATTTACGAATCGCTCGGCATGTCGAAGCGCGGCGCGGAATTCGCCGCGAAAGGACGGGCCGCGTAATGAAGAATCAGATTTATCTCGGCACTCCCACAAGTCCCCGGTTCGCGCTTTGCCCCACGACGGTAACGGCTGGTATGCCGGTGCTGATCGGCAACGAACCCGCCGTGGCGCTCGATGACTACCAGAGCAATCTCGGCGGCACGACGTTCTACATGGCGGGCACGTACGGTCTGACGGTCATTGGCCGCAGTTCGGAATCTCCCGTTGTGACCGCTGGCATCAAGCCTGGTGATCGGATTTACGCGGTGGGGACGCTCGATAGCGCCACCAACGTAACCACCGCGTTGACTCTCGACGCGAACAGTTCGACCGGAACGCTTTTCGGTTATCTGGACCCGCAATACAATACGGCCATCACTGCGGGGACCACCAATACATACGCGGGTGTGAAGCTCGCAGGGAGCGGAAGCTAATGCCTGTTACTAACTTTCAACCTCAAGAGCAGATCTCCGATTCCGCCTTCGACGAAATGATTGCGTCGGGCTTCCGGCCAATCGCCGCGAAAAAGAACACACGCCGCGTGCGCGAGGCCGCTCGCCTCTATAGCGACGTGTTGGGCGGCAAGGTCGAACCGTTCCTGCTTCAGCAGGCGATGCGACCGACCCACGAAGTCTACGTGCATCACTTGGCGAGCCAGTACCCCGGCATCTTTGGCGAAAGCTTCAAGATGCAGGGATTGCGCGAAGCCATGAGCACCACGGACTATCAGGCGCTCTTCGTTGACGTTATCGACCGCCAATATTACGGCTGGTACAACGACTGGCCGATTGAAACGTACCCGCTGGTGAAGCGCCACACGTGCATGGACTTCCGCGTAGTCAAGCGGTACCTGTACGACGGCATGGTGACGCCATGGACTGCCGTGGATTCCGGCGCGCCGGCTCCGATGACTTCGCTAACCGGACCTGTTCCGCAGGGCGGCAGCAACGCGCAGACCGCATCCACCGCAGCCGTCACGTATCAGCCGAAGGCTTACAAGGCCGGGGCTTCGATCACGTGGCAGGCAGGCGTCAATGACGATCTCGGCATCTTCCGCGACGTTCCGAAGCGGCTCGCTATCGAAGGAAATCGTGGAACGGCCAAGCTGATCACGCAGTTCTTCTTTGATCCGAACGGTCCGAATGCTTCGCTATATACCACGGGCTCTGGCAGCTACGGCAACATCATCAACCAGGCGAACGGCGCCAGCACCAACAATCCGCCGCTCGACGCGCAGGGCTTGCAGGATGCCTTTACCGTCCTGATGAACATGAAGGACGACACTGGCAATCCGATCATGGTCATGGGCAACGCGACCATTTACTTGGTGCACGCATTGACCGAATGGGTGACTGTCCAGAACCTGATGAACACTCTAACGAGCAACATCAGCGTCACTGGCGGTACTCAGACTTCGGCCACCTTCCCGGCGTACCAGCTCACCATCAACAACTGGATGAAGGCCAAAGTTGTGCCGATTGCCGATCCGTACCTGTCCATCGTAGCCACGGCGCATCCGCATAGCTGGGCACTCGTTGTCGATCCCGGCAGCGTCAACCGTCCCGCTGTGGAATTCGGCCAGTTGCGCGGCTTTGAAACTCCCCAGATTTACCAGCGCGTGCCGAACATTCAGCGGTTGGGCGGCGGCGTGGAAGTCACGATGGGGCAGTACGACACCTTGACCAACGACCTGCAAATCATCGGCGTTCAGGGTGGAACGCAGATTGATGGGCGCTCGACCGTAGCGTCCAACGCTTCCGGGTCGTAACGCGATTGCTCCCTGGAAGAAACGGGCCGGGGGCTTAGGCTCCCGGCTTTTTTGTTGACTGAATATGGCTGCTATCACAGATTTCACCTACGACTTCGATACCAATCCTCGGGTGGCGAACGTGCGCTTGTTGATCAGCGACACGATCAACACTGACGCGCAGCCGGCCATTTTCAGCGATACCGAAATCAACGCCTTTTACAACATCCAGCAGGCCACGTTTCAGTCGTCCATGTTCTTCAGCGGCTCAGCGGGCCGCGATCTGCCGTACTCTCCCGTCTCCACTCTCCGCGTGGCGGCGCTGGCGCTTGATTCGCTGGCGTCCAATGCTTCCCGGCTATCGGCCATCACCAAGCTGCTCGACGTGTCGCTGTCTCCCAAGGAAGCGGCGGTATCGTTGCGCGACCAGGCGGCGCAGTATCGGACTACCGATAACGAATCCGGCGCGATGATTATCTTCGAGCAGTGCACCACCGTCTGGGGATTTGCTCAAAGATTCTGGAATCAATACCAGCGGCAGACGGCGGGTGGAGGACAGTTTTGAATCAGAACTTCATTCACCAGGCCATCCTCGGAGTCATGCCAGCAGTTCGCGCCACGGGCCTGCTGGTGAGCCTCGCAACCTTCCAGAAGCCCACGGGTGCCAGCGATAGCGCACCAGCCGGGACGCTCGACGATGAAGGCTTCCCGTTTGGGACTTACGAAGATGTGACCGGACTGATCGCGATTCCCTGCACCGCGCCTCCGATTGGAACGGGCGAGGGGATCTCAGCCACAGAAACCAAGGGGCTCGAAGAGTTGATGCTCGATGCGCCGAAGCATGTGCTGTTGGACCGCCGATATGATGCGGTTGAGGCTGGCTGGCGGCAGGGCTGGCGCGTCACCATCGACGGCGTAATTTTCGACGTGATGGGAGCAGAGGGCGATTCTCAGGGGCAGATGACGCGCGTCTACGTTCGGAGGTTCACGCAATGACCCTCTACTCCCGTATGCGCCTGCTGGCCTTCCAGGAGCCAACACTCCGCGCCTTCTTTGGCGACGAATTGACCACGTTTCGCTGGTTCTACATTCAGGTTCCAGCCGGAATCATCGGCGTACAGACATGCGCTCGCGTGCTGACAGTTTCGCAGATCGTGGATAACGTTCACGGCGTGCCGATGCGGAAGCAGTTGACGCAAGACCGCACGCAGATCGACGTGCTGGATAAGCGGCCATCGGTGGCAGCGGAAGCGGCGGCTGCGATTGATGCATGGCTGGAGCGTGCCGACTTCGCCCGCAATTCGGCTTTTACTTCGCCCGCTGGCAATTGGCCTGGAACGAATATCAAGCTCAATGATCGTGGGGGGCTGGACTACCAGACGCAGCGTCCCACCCCGGTCGTCAGTCTGGAATATCGAATTTGGAACGACAACACCTAAAGGAGAACGACAATGCCTGTAGTGCCGCCCGGATTACCAGCATCAAATCTAGTGTTGATGCTGTTGACATCAGAAAGCCCGAATCTGTATAACGCCGTCGCCAATCTTGGCGATTTCACTGGCCCCGGCCAGTCAACCACCACGGTAGACGTATCGAAGCACGGAGACAAGTTCCGTAACTTCGTGGCTACCCTCATCGATCCGGGCACGATCACCTGCCCCGTCTGGTTCGTGCCAACCGAGCCGACGCTTGCAGGTAACGCGCAGGCGCTTGCCGAATTGGAGCAAAGCCGCGCGTTCAAATCCTGGCTGATCACCTTCGTTGACGACGCGGGCATTATCACCGATCCGCAGATGACCTTCAACGCCTACGTGTCGAAGTTCAGCCTGAAGGAACCCGTTGCCGGCGTCTACTCGGCAGACGCGGAATTCCGCATTTCCGGCGCCATCACGTACCTGTGGGATGCCACGGTTATGCCGTCCGGTCAAGCGCTGCCGTAGTAACAAACGAAGCGCCATGGTATTGTTTCATCCATGGCAGACAATGAAACCCCACTCCCGCCGAACGAATGGCCCAAGGTCACGGTCGGCGGGACTACTTACGAAGTGCGGTATGGAATGACCGCCAACTACCAACTCAGCAAAGCGGGCGTCTCGCCCTCTGATGCCTTGGGAGTCCTTACCCAAGGTGGCGCTCCCGAAAACCTCTCCCGAATCATTGACATCTGGCGTGCGTGCACCGCGCATCACTTCACTCTCGCAAAGCCAAAACTGGAGCCTCCAACCGCCGAACAGTGGGCGGAAACGCTCGACAATTACCCCACCGAGGTGTTCACTCAGATCGCCACAGCGGTGCGGACTGCAATCCTAAAATGGTCGCTGGAGCGAAAGACTCAAGCCGCGCCGACTCCAGCGACGACGGAAGCGGCTCAAGTGCCGACTCCGATCAACTAGACCCAGCGTATTGGATGCGGATGTGGGCGTTTGCCACTGCGGCAGCGCCCATGGGTCTTGGCTTGCGAGATGCCGAGTTTTGGTACCTCGATCATGTGGAGTATGCAGCAAAATTGCGAGTGTGGCGCGAGCATCGACAGGACCAATACACGATGCTCGCGGTGCTGCGTGCGGACTTCCACAACGGCATGATGCCGCGCAAGAACGGCAAGGCTTATACCGCTCAGGAATTCGGCGCACCTGGCAAGAAGTCTGAACCCGGCGTGATTAAGAAGTGGACCCCGCAAGAGTTCCAGCAGCGGGTGGAATCGCAGCGGGTAGACAAAGAAAATCCCAAACAAAAGCTATCGGTGGTTGCCAGTCTGAAGGGCCAAGGGCAGGAGCTACCGAGAAAGAAGGCGTGAGATGGCAGACGAAACGATACCTGGAATAAGCATACCGATTACGGCTGATTTTTCGGATCTTGACCGGAAGTTTTCCGATGCCATCTCAGACGCGCAGCAGCAGTCCAGTAAACTTGCGTCTGCGATTCAGGATGGTTTCCAGCCGCCGAATACCGACGCGCTGTCCAATGCCATCGAAAACGTCGGGGATAAGGCCGCCAGCACAGGAAAGGCGGTTGATGATCTCGGGGCAAAGATCGCGGAACTACTGTCATCAGGGCAGGCGCAGAGCACATCCGAAGCTCTGGCCATGGCCATCCAGCAGCTTGGAGAGAATAGCTCTACAGCGGCCACCCAACTCGCGCCATTGTCAGCAGCGATCAGCCAAACCAACGATGCGGCATCTACTGCGGCACCGCAAATTCAGGAAGTAGCGAAGGCTTCACAACAGGCTGGCGAGAGCGCGACCACAGCGAGCGGCGGTATCGGCTCAATGGTTACTTCGCTGCTGGCTATCGGCGGAATCACCCTCAGCATCGAAGCCCTCGTGGAATTGGGCAAGTCTGCTATCGAAGCATCCGACAAGTTGGATGATGCCGCCTATGCCATCGGTCGCCTGAATAAGAGCGCGATGGACGGAAAGACGGAGATTGCCGGGCTGCTCGCCGTCGCGCAGGATGAGGGGCTTTCATTCCCTGGGCTCGTTACTGCCGCTCAGCATTTGGAAGTACTCGGAGTCCATGGGCAAGACGCCATCGACACGTTACAGAAACTCGGGAACGCTTCCGAGTTGACGGGCGGATCTATTGACTCCATGGCGCAGAAGTTCGCAACCATGGCAGAGGAAGGCTCCAACATTTCGGCACGTTCGCTGAAAACCATGGGGCTGACCGTCGATGAGATCAAGCAATCCATGATCGACATGGGCGCCAATGCCGATCTGGTGGCTGGCCATTGGAAAGACCTCTGGAAGGTCATGGATGAAACTCAGCACGCCGACGTGCTGAAGGGCGCACTGTCTGAACTGGACGGTGCCGCCAAGGCGATGAACGACGACATCAAGGGCGACATTCAGCGCTCGATGAACGAGTTCTACGTTACCCTGGCGAAGCTTGGCGATGCCCTGGGACCTTTGGCACAGGTGGCTTTACCGTATCTCGTGGACGCGCTGAAGGTGCTAGTCACTGGCGTCGATGCGGGTGCCACATCGCTCAAGGTTCTGATTGATCTATTCGGTGGATGGCTCGGCATTCTGAAGGACGTTTATACCGGATTGGCCGAATCCGGAAACGCGCTCGCTAAGTTGGATTTCTCGGGTGCTGCGAGTGCCGTATCTGCTGCGGTTGATCGGGTCAAAACCGACATGTCGGACATGTCCACCAAGATCCAGACCGACATCAAAGCGGGTGTGGATTTTGGAAAGCAGGCATGGGGCGTTGATTTGCCCGACGCTCTGGACAAGACTTCGCAATCGGCCAAGGATACATCAGGAGAGCTTTCTAATTTAACGGTCACAACCAAAGAGTCGAAGGATGCGGCTAAAGAGTACGCACAGGAACTGGCCAACCTCAATACCGAACTTGGGAAGATCAGCGGCGTATTAGGAAACGTCTCCGACTCCTACGACAAATACCTGCAAGACCTTCAGGACGGCGGGAAGACGGCAGTTCAGCAACTCAAAGATATCGATTCCGCAATTGATGCGGCCAGCACCGCCGCGCTGAAGCTCAAAGACCCCGCGATGATCGAGGGTCTGCAAGAGTGGATCGTCAAGCTCAAGGAAGCACGCGACACCGTAAAAGAATTCGCCGAAGAGGACGCATGGAATAAGCTATCTGGCCAGATCGCAGGGCTCGCGGCGAAGTTCCCGCAGCAAGTCGGCGAGATGACCGGGGCACTGAAGGATCTCGTTACCGCAGCGCAGAAGACCGCCGATGAAGTCCCAGCAGCGTTCAACAAGATTGATCCGGCTGGATTGATTGGGAAGTGGCTGGAAGCTCAGAAGCAGTTGGACGATCAGACCCAAAAGATGGGCGATCACTTCCAGCAGGCGATGAATAAATACAGGGAGGCGGTGCAGAACGAAGTAATCCCGATCACCGCGACCCTGCAGCAGAGGCTTGCTGAACTCGATCAGAAATTTAAGGATGTCAACGGCGTCACATTCACCGATCTGTCTAATGCACTTGGAGGTTTGGGAGTCACCGTTGACGGGCTGACGATCAAACAGAAGCAGGCCGAAGACGCACTCAACACCATCGTCAAGAGTGGCACAACCACCCTACCTGAACTGGAGCAGGCGTGGGGAAAGGTCAGCACTGTAATCGACAAGCTTGCGAAAACCGATCTGCCAGCCGCTGAGGTGGAATGGCAGAAGGTAATCGACAAGATGATCGCGCTGAAGGCTCCGATAGGAGAAATCCTTGACCTTCAGGCGCACATGCTTCAGGCGGAGATAAATGACGCCATCCAGACTGGAGAGTCCGCAAGTGCGCAGGTAATCGCCCTCGAAAGCATCCGGCTCAAACAGGAGCAGTTGAGGGATTCAGCTATCGGATGGGGAGAGTCGGCGGTTTCTTCAACCAAGAATATTCAGGATGCATTCTCCTCGATTAACAAGGGACTCGCGGACATCATCGTTTCGGGCAAGGACGCCTCGGATGTATTCGCCGGAATCTGGAAGGCGTTCCAGACGCGGGAAATCAATGTCCTAATCACGCAGTTTCTCAAGCCGCTCGAAAACGAACTTCTCAATCTGGGCAGCAGCGCCAAAACTGGCGCGGATCATGCCAGCGCCGCGCTATCGTCTATCGGAAAGGCGGCGCAATCCGCCAAGGTTGACATCACCGATTTAGGAGACGGGGCCAACGCTACTGATGGAGAGTTTTCCGATCTTGGCGATGGATCGAATGCGCTGTCTGGCGGGATTGATTCCTTAGCTGGTTCCGCTGATAGCGCCACGTCTAGCTTTACTTCATTTGCATCAAGTGTCGGTGGATTGGTGGCAATCTTCACCGCAGCGTTTGAGGCGGGCAAGCTACTTACAGGAGTTTTCAAGGATCTATTCAGTGGCCCTTCGAGCCTCAACATCACATCCTATCTTCCGATCGCGGGAATGAGCGGATCGCAGGTTTCACAACTTGCGGCATCGCTCGGTATCGACCTTTCGGCTGGTGGGAATACCGGACTCGGGACGCAGCAGAATCCAGGCTTCTCTCCCGGTACCGCGCCTGACAGCATGACCACGGCGCAGGCGATCAGCGCGATCAATACGCAGATCCAAAGGCTAACCGATCTTCAGACAGGACTGAACAATGAGATGGTGCAGGCTTTTGCCAAGGGAAACATCGACCTTGGCAATAAGCTCTCTGCCGACCTGCAGATTGTTGCGGGTGCCATCAAGACTGAGCAGGATACGCTCGCATCAATCGACGGATCGACCAAGCAGTCTACCGTCGCAAGCGATCATGTTGCGGCCAGCACCGCGAACATGGTAGACGCTCTCAGCCATGCGACTAACAGCATCGACAGTCTGAAAGCGCAACAGGCACAGTTACAGAACGACATCATCGTTGCGCAGTCTCAGGGGAACACGGCGCTCGTTACAGCGCTCCAGACTCAACTGGGCACGGTCAACAGTTCGCTCAGCACCGCGCAGGGAATACTCGATGGTATCCGCACCGATGTAGGCGCAATCGCACCGGCCATTGTCAGCGGCTTCGACACGTTCAACGCTGGCATGAAGCTGCTCAGTTCTCCCGGCAATCTCGACAATGCCGGATTCGACAAGCTACAGGCAGATCTCGAAGCACTGCGTGTAGCGCTTCAATCCGGCGACATCGCGGCCATTACCAAGGCCACCGCCGATCTCCATGCTGTCATCATGCAGGCGACCCAATCGCCCGCAGTGGTCGCGGCATTGGCTGAGATGCAAGCGGCTCTCCTGTCGGGCAACATGGCCGATCTGGAGAAGGCGACCGCCGACCTGAAGGCCGCAGAAGCGGGAAACACCGACAAGTTGGCCGCTGCTCAGAAAGAGATGGCAGACGCCATCGTATCGGGCAATGCGGACGCGCTTGCCAAGGCGACTGCTGATCTCGATGCAGCGCTTACCGATGCCTCCGCGAAGCAGGAAGCCGCCGTCATCAAGGGAATGGATGGGCTATCCGCCAGCGAGGGCGAGATTGCCGCAGCCATCAGCAAGCAACAGGACACGCTCTCGGGGCTTCAGGCGCAGCAGGCGCAACTCAATCAGGACCTGATCATCGCGATTGCGTATGGCGATGACAAGCTGGTTGCGTCCATTGAGACGGAACTCGGCAAGGTAAACGGTCAGATCACCAACGCAAGCCAAACGCTCGATCAGTTGAAGGGCATCACCCAGACGGGCAATACCGATATTGTTACCGGGCTAAGCGGGGTGAAGGCGAGCGCCGATCAGATTAAGACGGCCACCGAGAACGCACAGCGGGCAGTTGATAATCTGCAGGCGAAGCTCGACGACCTGAAGCAGCAGCTAATCGTTGCGGAAGCTGATGGAAATAAAAAACTCGTCGATACGCTGAATGCCCAGATCGGCACAACCAACAGCGACCTGAGCACCGCGAATAGTGTACTGAATCAGATTCAGATCAACACCGCAGCGGCGAACGACCTTCTCAATCAGGGAATCACGGGCGCGAAGGCCACAGGCGACCAGCAGGGGAGTGCGGTCAGCAATCTGCAACACGCAATCGAGGGATTGCAGGCGCAGGAAGACGATCTAAACCAGCAGTTGATCATCGCCCTTGCGAATGGAGACACGAAGCGAGCGCGCGATATCGTCGCTGCGATCAACATCCTCAAGGGCCAGATTTCCGCGGACCAATCTCTACTTGAGCAGATTGCTCCTGGGCTCTCCCATGCTTCGCAGTTGAGTGCTTCCCAGATCACCGCCGCGATTGCGAGTGAGCAGTCCACTATCAACGGGCTGAATGACCACCTTGCAGACCTGAATAAGCAGTTGGTAGACGCGCAGGCCAAGAATCAGACCAGCCTCGTAGCGACCATCCAAAAGGAAATTGGTGATACCAACGCGCAACTGAAAACAGCTAACGATCTACTGGCAGCGCTCAAGGGAACAACGAGCACGGGATCTTCCAGCAGTTCCGGCGCAACCACTGGGACTTCGGGCAGCGGGGGATCTGGAGGCGCGGGAACTGTCGGCGCCACTCCGATAGCGAATACACCGGGACAAGGAATGTCTGCCGCACAGGGCGGCGGCTACACTCCACTCCAGCAGCCAACCTCCCCGTACTTCCAGACTGGATACGCGCAGCCATCCGATCTGGTGGCGAATCTCAACGCCGGCACCATCGCGAACGCCAACCTGCAGAACGCAAACCGCTGGGCTATCTACGAATCAGCCTACAGAGATTACGTATTAAACATCCAAGGGCAAGGCTACATGCCGCCCGAAACGCGGTCTTTCAATATTCCGGTTCCGACTGCGATGGGGCCGGGAACTCCCGACGTGAACGGCATTTCGTGGCTGGTCGATACCGGGAAGCCGCTCGGACCTCCTGAGCCGAGTTTGCCTTACAAGGGGCCAACGAATACTGGGAGCGTTCCTGTATCGACACCTCCCCCGACTACCGCGACGACAGGCCCGATGACTGGCTCGGACTCCATCCAGCCGGGAATGCCCAAATTCACCGATCCTCTTGGGGGAGGAGTTTCGGGGCCACCTACAGTTGAAACTGGCGGCCCTGGCGGAATTGCTCAGGACCCCACGGGGCGTACAGATAATAGTGGGGCTGGTGGTGGCAGCGTTTCTCCGCGAGGCAGTATTGATCGTGGACCAACCACACCAGCGGGCGGAACTTCTGGACGTGGCGGGACCTATACGCCTCCATCGGGTGGCACTACGCCGCCACCGAGCACGGGCACGGGCGGCGAATACACACCACCTCCAGCGGGCAGCGGGCAGACCGACTGGACGCCAGTTATCAGCGCGATCTCGGGATTGAAGACCAGCATCGAGGCCATCCACACCGATACGGGCAAACTCGCCGATATCACAGCAGCGGTAAAGGCAGCAGCGACCAGCACCGACAAGCTGGATACGGATACAGTTGGGGCGCTTGGAGCGCTGCAGAAATCGGTCGATAGCTTCGCGTCCGATGCTACGCAGTCCGCTAGCGATCTGCTCGGGCAGGTCACGGACTCCGCGCAGAATATCAGCAGCATCTACGCCACGGATACCGGCATTCAATCCGCGGTGCTCTCTCTTCAGGGCGACATCTCCAGCATCAAGTCGAACACCGATGGGATCTTCGCGGAAGGCAACAGCATCGTTGCCGGGTTGCACGACGTAGATAATTCCGTCATCAGCATCGTCACGGCGATCACCACCGCGAGCGCTGATGTGGTGGCAGCGCTGAGTACGTTGGATGCGGATATTCTAGGAGGACTCGGAAACGTCAGCGGGCCGATCGTAGATGCGATCTCCAGCCTGAGCGGTGCGTTCGGCGGGATAGCCGATGCAATCGCGGCGGCTATTGCCAGCGCGGGTGCGGGTGGGGCTACGGCTTCGAGTGGTACTGATCAGGCGCAATTGGTTACAGTGCAGCCTGTCAAGACTGAATCCGGCGCACCCATACCGCGCGTCCCCGTTAGCAATCGAATTCCATCGCACGCTGATGGCGGGTTTATTTCAGAGAATGAGCTGGCGGTGCTTCACGAAGGGGAGTATGTTCTCACCGCTGATCAGGTTCGGGAGCTTTCGACGTGGGGAAATACGGTTGGGCCAGTTAATAAAACCCCTGTCCAAGATCCCGTATCGACGCCGCCGCGCGACAAAACTCCCGTTCAAGATCCTGCAAGCCCAAGCTCTGTCAGCACTCCCGTGAGTGATGCGATTAAGGTACTTCAGGCTGCTTTACAATCTGCGATTGATAATCTTGCGGTAGCGCAAAGCACCAGAGACGCGTCCAAAATTCAACTTGCGCAGCAACAGGTAGATATTGCACAAAAGGAGCTGTTACAACGGCTGGCCGTCGAAGGCGCTCTGAAAACAACCCAAGATGCAATCAACGAGTTAACGAGTGAGCTTAATGATGCGTTCAAGAGTTTAGAGGTGGCAAAGCAAGGTGGTAATTCAGCCTCGATTCTCGCAGCGAAGAAGCAAGTTGATGATCTAACCAGTCAACTCGCGTCGGCTAAGGCTGGAACGACCGACGCATCCGCCCCAGTAGTCAATGCGATCACAACGCTGCAAACTCAACTTGACGAAGCGCTTGCGGCGCTTGCTGTAGCCGTTAAAGATGGCGACCCAGCAAAGATTCAGGCTGCGCAGAAGGATGCCGATGATGTCAGGGCAAAGTTGATGGCGGCTACTTTGGCGCAGGCATCCAAGGACGCGATTGACAGGCTACGCCTAGAGCTTGATGATGCGATTGCTGCTCTTGCAGTGGCCGTGAAAAGCGGCGATTCGTCATCAATCCTTCACGCACAAAAGAATGTAGACGACATCAACCATCAAATTTTGGCTGTTTCGATGACGGCGAAATCGGCGAGCAATCCCACTCCAACATCTCCAGAGCCGACATCTTGGCAACCAGGCAAGGGCTCCAGCTTCTCGGGCTACAACCCATACAGCACTCCGACCGACACGCAGGGTGGCTATTATGCCGATGGAACGCGGTATGACAACGCCAAGCCTGCGCCAGCGGTCGCTCCCCCATCTCAGCCACCGCCGCCGCTTACTCCACACACTGGCGTAACGAATAAAACCCCGGTGCAAGACCCGCTGGCCGTCGCGAGCGGCGTAACGAACAAAACTCCAGTAATGGACCCCGCTCCTGCTTACGGACCAGCGAACAAGACTCCCACGATTGACCCAGTATTCAGCTATTCGATTCCGTCTTACGATGTCGGCGGCGATGTTCCCCATGACATGCTGGCGCAGATCCACAGCGGCGAGTTCGTCATTCCGGCAGACATCGCGGGCACGCTTCGCCGGATGATTCAGACTCCCAGCTATGCGCCGCAGTCTCCCGCAGGCGGCGGATCGGCAAGCGGCGGCGGTCGCGTGGTGACGATCAACGCGCCTATCACATTCAACGGCGTAACCAACGCGCGGGATATGGCGCGAATGTTCACCGATCATTTGAAGACCGTCATTCCCGGTGCTAGTGCGTACAGTTCGTGATAAGGTGGTGATTCGATAGGAGCAATATGTCCTCGACCATTAAGCCGCTCTACGGGTCAAGCAATCAGTCAATTACCTGCACCATTACGTCGCTGGCGAACAATGGCCAGCGATCGAGCGCTGCGGTTGACAATACTAGCAATCTGTTCTTGGATGCGCTCGTATCGGTGACGGTCAAGACTGCCGGGTCGAGTACCAGCGCCACGGGATACGTCAATGTGTATGCTTACGGCACCACAGACGGCGGTACTACCTACGGCGGCGGCGAGGCGAGCATGGGAACCAACGCGGGCGTGACGCTTTCCAGTCCTCCACAGATCGCTCTCATCGGGACCATCACTGCCAACGCGAACTCGACAACCTACAGCCGGACGGCAATGAGTGTGGCGGCTGCATTCGGTGGCATACTCCCCGATCATTGGGGGATTGTTGTGGAAAATAAAACTGGTGCAACGCTCGATGCTTCGGTCGGTTCATCCAACTATCAGGGCATCCAGTCTCAAATCGTCTAAATGGCTATCACCATCTATCGACGGACGTATGCGATCAAGCCGCAGCAGAGTTTCGCTCTGGATCGCGCCAATTCGCTCTGTAACGGGCTCGTAGGATATTGGGCCTTTTCCTCATATACGGGAGGGGTCGTTCCCGATCAACTTCAATATGGACCAGGAACTCTAGGCGGAACATCGGGAACGCCATCTTGGGAACTTCGCGAGAAAGGGATGGACCTCGCCTTCGTTGCTGCTAACGGGCAATTCGTATCGGTCGCTGATAATCCAAGCCTTCGGTTTAGTCAAGGATTTGGAATTGAGGTTCTGTTCTGGCCAAACACCGCGAGAAACTTCAACGGGTTGGTGAGCAAGACCAATAGCAATCAGCCGGGTCCTTGGGATATGTTCAGCCCATCGAACGCCCACGTTAATTTTAATGTCGGCAATGGCTCCAGCAACACCGGAACTGGCAGCACCGCTTTTATTCAGACTGGCTGGAACCACTTTGTAGCAGCATACGATCCGAGCGGTACCGGATCTTTGCTAACTTGCCTAAACGGGTTCTGCGATGCGGCCGTATCCGCCAGCAGCCAGACCGTAACGGACACAGCAAACCCAATTCGCTTCGGCAATCGCAACGATGGAGCCACAGCGCTCGACGGGAAAATTGCATACGTCCGTATCTGGAACCGACCACTACGAACGAGCGATGCGATGCGTCTGTGGAGTAATCCATACCAGATCATCAGTACCAGCAAGCGCGTTTTTTTTAATTCAGTCGCTGCGGCTGGCTCGCTTTTGGTAAACCCTGGGATGACAGGTGGCATGAAGGATTTTACGGGCGGAATCAATGGCTAAACTCGCAATCCAAGTTGCTTCTACTTCGCAGACGGTGAACATCTTTGTTCAGAATTCGAGCCTGACGACTGGCGCTGGCCTGACGGGGCTCGTGTTCAATACATCCAGCCTCATTGCCTATTACGTCCTGCCTCGCGCTGCTGCGTCGGCTATCACCCTTGCAACGCAGACTGTCACAGGCGCTTGGAGCAGGGCGGATTCGTGGAGATTGACTCTACGCATTGCCCCGGTCTGTATCGACTCGACATTCCAGATGCTGCTCTCGCTTCTGGCCGCTTCGTTACGATCATGCTCAGCGGTGCTGCGAATATGGCTCCTGTGCTGCTCGAAATTGAGTTGACCGGATGGAACAATCAAGACGCCGTGCGTGGTGGCCTGACGGCTCTCCCCAACGCCAATGCGGCTGCATCGGGCGGCTTGATCACAGCAGGGAGTAGCACGAATCAGATTACGCTATCAGGCGGCAAGGTTTCGCTAGTCACCGCCGATATCGGCGCGGTCTGGGATGTGACGCTCGCCTCGCACGTGACCGCTGGCAGTACGGGATTCGCCCTCAACGCGGCAAGCTCAGCGGGCGATCCATGGGCAACTTCTCTGCCGGGTGCTTATGGGGCTGGAACGGCAGGGAAGATCGTAGGGGACAATCTGAACGCCACGGTAAGCAGCCGACTGGCGAGCGCGAGCTACACGGCGCCGGATAATTCCGACATCACGGCGATCAAGGCGAAGACGGACAATCTTCCAGCGGCACCTGCGGCGGTTTCAGATATACCCACCGCCACGGCGAACGCCGACGCGCTGTTGAAACGAGACTGGAGCGGGCTAACGGGCGAGGCTTCTTTCTCCGCGCTGAACGCCTTCCGATTTCTCCGCAACAAGGTGGACGCCACCAGCGGTACCAGCGAAGTAGTCTACAAGGAGGACGGCAGTACCACTGCCTGGTCGCAGAGCATTACCACTTCCGCAACTGCTAATCCCATCGTGAAGGTGGGCTAAAATGCCAGCGCCGCTCTTTCGGATGTTCCGGCCTTACGCTTCGGCGGGGCTGGAGGCCGGGACACAATTAAAGATCAACGGCGTTAACCGCACCAGCATTATCCACGATCAGACGCAGCTATCCTTCACTGCCACCATGGGACAGCGGGGCACCTGTAGCGTTCCGCTATGCCTCGATGCGGATAATTCCTACGACCCGCAGATAGGCGATTACCTTGAAATCTTCGAGCTTGACCCCTCGGACGATTCGAGCTTCCGCGTCTGGGCTGGAACGACAGATACCCGTCAACTAACCTACATCGACGATGCGGGCCTGACGATTGCGGATCTTACCGGGGTGTCGCTTGAGCAGTTCTATGACACGCAGATGGCGCCTGCCCAGGAGTTCAATGCTACGGATGCGGGCGCAATCGCCACGGCGCTGTTCAACTCCACGGCTAACCCTTTCGGTATCACCCTCGGGACCGTAGACTCTGGCGTGAGCATCAACAACCGCGTCTTTGACGGCAAGACTTCGATATGGTCCGGCATCGCGCAACTGGCGACCGATTCAAACGTGATCGCCTACATCGACCCGCGCGACTTAAAGTTCTATTTCCATGCGCGAGATACGCGGCCTGCGCCGTGGGAACTGACATCAGGCGAGATCTTCACCACGGGAACATTCGGGACCAGCTTCCGCTACAAGCAATCGCGTGCCGACTTCCGGGACAAACAGGTAATCCAGACTGTACCGAACACTCTTCCACCATCGGGCGTGGTGTTCACAGGAGACGGCGCCACTCTCGCATTCACTCTTCCGGGTCCTGCCACTCAGGTAATATCGGCCACTGTCACCTTGAGCACGCAGGCTACAGCAACGGGCACTCTGGCGACGAACCTGGCGAACGGCGACACGCTGACAATCGGCGGCCAAGTCTACACTGCGGTCACGGCCATCGACAACACCGTCGCGAACCAGATTTTCATCGGCGCGGCGAATACCGACACGGCTACCAATTGCGTGGCGGCCATCAACGCGGGATCGGGGGCCGGCACCCTCTACAGCACACCGACGCAGGCCAATATATCGGCGCGGGCGCTTACTCCGGTGGGGGCCGCTTTCGATCTACAGGCAGTGGCGATCGGGGCGGCTGGCAATGCGGTGGCGATCAGCGAGACATCCTCGCACTTCTCGTGGTCCGGGGCGACTCTGACAGGTGGCGTGGACGGTACGGTGGTTTCGCTC